TCATTTCGTTGGTGAGACTTTCTTGCCTTTCCGGTTGCGGATGTACTGCTCAGTCATGACTACGGTGGTATGCCCAAGTTGATCCTTGGCCTGCATGATATCGCCACTGGATTCGGCCTTGTCCGTGCCGGCTTTGGCGCGCAGATCCCGCATTTGAAACTCAGGCTTAGCCACCCCAGCAGCTTCCCTCGCTATATCAAATCTCCTACGCAACATTGCCACCGTCATCGGTGTGCCATCCTCTGCAACGATCAGCCGCGTCGAGCGGACTTTATGCCCTGACTTTCGGGACATTATTCGATCAATCAAAACCTTCAGTTCGCCGGTGACCTCGATTCGACGTTTTGCCTTTGTTTTCCCCTGAAGGACCCAGATCTGCCCATCCCTTACGTCTCTTTCGTCCATCAACCGTGTGTCCGTGACTCGTTGACCAGTCAAGTAGGCGAGGTCCATTGCATCACGCAACCCAGCGTCAGCTTTGTCGTGAACTCGCTTGAACAGTTCGTCCTCAACGTAGGTGTCCCGCCCAGTCTCCTTGTTGCCTTTGATTCCGGCGCAAGGGTTCGCAAGTGATGTATAGCCCTTGTCCCTGGCGTAGTTCCATATCGCGCTGAGCAGGGCTTTTTCTCGATTGGCTCTTACCGGCGCTGACTTTCGCCAGGTCAGATACTGGCGAACATGAAGGGGCTCGATCGTCTCAAGTGGTGCGGGCGGATCATCGAAGAACGCCATTAAGTTTTTCAGTTCGCGCTGGTTGTCGAGCTGAGTCGCTGCGCCCTTGGTGGGCACAACTTCAACCAGGTACTTTTCTGCCACGTACCGAAAGGTGATAACCCTGGTGACCAGTTCGGTTGAAGTGCGATCACGCTCGAGTTTTGCGTACGCCATGATGGCCAAGCCGTAGTCACTGCCCAGGGGTATTTCCTTGCGGTCCTTTCCGCCGGTGTCGTAATAGTAAAAAACCCGGCCGCTGGCTTTCTTGCGCTCTCTTAGCCGGGCGACGGAGCCCGGCTTACTTGGTCTTCTTCCCATTTCAGCTTGCCTTGCGTGGTTTCCATACGAGTTTCTCTGGCTCGGATATGCCGACGGCAGTAACTGCCATGGCTGTCACGCTCGGCCAACCGTTCATTTTGATGGTGTGCCGGATGCCGTTTCTTTTGAGGTTCAGGATCTGGCCAGCCTTTGTCCGAGCGCCGGTCAGCTCGCAAACCTCTTCATGCGATAGGAATTGAACTCCGCTCATGGATCGCTCCGTGCGCCCGCAGTGGGCCGCGCTGTCTTGATGATGTGAATGATGAAACCGAAGGTGGTCAGCAGCCAGCCGCAGGTGCCGACGAAGGCGTAGAGGATGTCGGTTGTCTCGCCGTCGACCAGAAGGCGCGGGGCGATCCAAAAGAACCAGCAACCGCTGCCTACCAGGTACAGCAAAGCGCCCAACAGGATCAGGGTGAGTTTTATTGCGAACATTGGGTGTCCTTGCCGCGCTGGGCGGCATATAGGGGATTGGAGTGATAGCTTTCTGCCTAGATGTCAAATAGGCCGAAAGCCGTGTACAAGAAGGTTCAATTAAGTTCGTGATGAGGCATGGACGTGTCACACAACTTCGATGCTCCGATAGCGCACGCTTACCGGGGCCACGTGATGTTTCTCAAGTTCGACTGGCGCCGCCCGAACGATGAGAGCCCTGTTGCCGCAAATATCATTGAACCAGCAGCCATCAATGGGTTGGGTGAGGTTGCAGCGAAGTTGGACGGCCCTTGGCCAGACTATCCAGCAGCGCTTGATGACGCGATGGCGGCGGCCGAACGATGGATCGATAGTCAGTTGCCGTGACTCTGCTCACCGGCAGGCATGTAGGGGGATTGGGGTTAGGGAAGCGTGCTGCCGATTTGTGCTGCTACGACGGTGAGTGCCTGGCGGAGAGCGCCAGCCCGATCTGCGTCGTCGATCCATCCGATATTCTCGCCGTAGCCGCGACGCTCGACCATCACGTATTGCAGGTTGGTGAACCAGAGGATGCTGAGCTGCAGTTCTACCGCTAAACGCATGGCTTGGGTGTCATCACTGAGGGGCTGCCATTGCTCCCGGCCGGAGTCCGGATCGTCGTAGTAGAAGGCATCGCTTCCTAGCCGATACTCCAGATCAAAGCCCATGGCCTTGGCTGACAGTTTCAGCAGTTCGTGGTCTGTCATGGTCTAGGACCTCGGTAGATGAAGACGTAGGCGAACCAGAGGGTGGCGATCATGGCGCCACCCGACCTGCAAAATCCTCTGCGGTGAGCTTGTACTCGACGACGTTGCGCACTCGATAGAACGTTGCGATGCAGTGCTTACTGATCCATTCGGACAGAAGTGCGTTCAGCTCCTGGCGGGCCTCGTCAGGAACATCCGGCCAGTCCTCTGCGAATTCACCCACATCGTCATAGGCGCGCTCGCCGAGCATCTCAATGACGTCGCCCGCATCGACATAACCGGTGGTGTTTATCGGGAATTTCTCTCCCTTCCAAACGGTTGCTCCGATTTACAGGTCGTCGTTCTCGTCCAGTAGGTCACCAAGGCTGTCGAAATTGAACAGCTCTTCATTGGCTGACCAAGTTTCGTCGGGACTTCTCTTTTGTTCAGGCATGACTTCGTCCTTGGCCGTTTTGAAGGCCGGTTTATGCTTAAATGAGCGGGTATGGATCATTTTTCAGGGAGGAGCGCATATGTTTGCTGTCGGTGTGTCACTGCTTGCAGTCGGCTTGGGGACTTCTAACGCTGGCTTTTGGATACCCGGCATCGCCTTGATGGCCGTCGGGCTCTCCCAACGAGCAAAGCGCTGATCTTCCTCATTTGCGCTCCACCGGCTTGAACTCGACCACCCAGACCCACGGGTTGGCGTCCCAGCTATGCGGCGATGCCTTGTACGCAGCCTCGCCTTTTGGGAATGAGCCGCCCGCGACGTGACACCAGAGCGATTTGAACGACTCCTTGGGAGTGCGCACGCAGAAAGTGCCGTCGCCGCTGAGGTGGTAGTTACGCCAGAACTGATGTGAGCCTTCCGTGGTTTTCGGTACCGGGATTATTCCTTCGGCCAGCGCCTGCTCGTCGCTGATGTCCTGCAACCGCTCGACGCGTACGTCGGTGATCTCCAGCAGGATGCGGCTGGCCCAGCGGGGCATGTGGATGCTGGGCCTCCATGTCGGCTGGTCCTGCTCGTACGAGTTGAGGCCGTCGGCGGCGTACACCAGGTCTCCGTCCTCTCGGGCCTGATCAAGGTCTTGCATGTCAGCAGGTTGCAGGTACGGCCCTTTCTGGACCTCGGAGTGATTGCAGTACCAGGTCTCGCGCACCCACAGGCGATCGCCGGGCTTGCCGTAGGGGCACAGGTTGTTTGCCGCCTCGGCGACGTACTCGGGCGTGAAGTCTTCCAGCCATTGCAGGCCGAGCGCCTTGACTGGCCGGCGCGTGACTGTCTTCCGGCCTTCCAGGACTGCGCGCACCATCGGCGCCGAGAACAGGATGGGGCGTTCTTTGATTGCGGTCATGGCTTACTCCGTCCCAGCGAGGTATGCCGGCTCCGTGGCGGCGGCTAGCCATTCGCGCAACGTGCCGACGATCTTCGTGCGGTCATCTTCATCGCACCACGGCTTGTCGAGCCATTCATCACTGACCAGCTCAACATCCCAGTCGTCATAGGCGCCCGGCTCTTCGCCGTTCATTTCTTCGAGCACCCGACGTGCGCCTGCCTCATCGACAGCCGCAACCCAATCGCAGTCGCCGACCATGAAGGCGAGCAATGGAAGTGGTGCGGGCTGGCTACCGTTCAATTCGAATACTTCTTTTCCATTTTCCACGGGCATGACTTCGTCCTTGCCGCTATAGCGGCTGACTTTAAAAGGGGAGGGTTACTTGGTGTTGAGGGGGGTTACTTCGTCGATCACTGCTTCAGCTGCAAGCTCGGCAGCGGTGTAGTAGTTCGCGCCATTAATGAGGTCTGCTTGTCGCGCGGCCTTCGTCCCGGACGCGGAAACTACCTTTCGATCAGGCAGCGCCACCGTCACCCGCGCGGGCTGCTCGGCGTAGAGCGCGCGAACCTCATACTGCCATTCGTTTATGAATGGATTTTTCTGGTAGTTTGCGAACGATTCTGCCGAACACTTCTCCCACGGGAACCAAGCGCGCTCACCATCTTCTGCACGCCAGAGCGGTCGTGTGCGTGACTGGTACTCCACCGGCTCGCCTTGGGGCTGGGTGGCTGGCTTGCAACCGTGACTGCAATCGTCGGGCTTGTAGTCGTCAACAGCACGACAGGCTGAGTGGTGGCCTGCTACGGTTTCTGCTGGCATGAGAGCGGACTTATTGTTCATGAAGCTGGCGATATCCCTTTCAAGGTCCGCCCAGCCGCCACCCGCGATCACTGCGCGGGCTCGTCGAAGCAGGTCGATTGCCTCGTCATTCCGCTCATCCGCTGCGGTCAGGCGCTGGTGCAGGGCCAGCACCACCTTGTCGGTCTTGTCGAGGTTGAAGGTCACAGCATCAAGCGACGTTTGTAGGGCGTCACGCTCGGAGGTGACACGGTCGAAGTCTGAGGCGCGCACGCACAAGATGTTGGATGCCTCGTGGCACCAGAATCTTTGTACTTCGGACACAGTAATTTCCTTGCCGGGCGATGCCCGGGCGGTGGAGTGGGGGCATTTATAAGTTGCTGGTGCGCATTACCTCTTTCATCCATTGAGGTTTTTGCATATGCGACGATTGAAGCGCCTTCTGGGGCTGGTCTTAACCATCCTGCGGCTCATCGATGAACTCGACCAAGACGGAGGTGACAAAGACGGGGACCGATGAACCGAGGTGATACGATGGGCCTTCTCTGAAGTGGGAAGGCCCATGACCAAGCACGATATTTACGATGAAATCGACGGCTTTCAGGTTTGGAACTACACGGAGTGCGACAAGGCCGATGAGGGCCGGGAGACCTGGCGTATCAACGTCGAGGTAAAGCGTAGTGGTGAGGTGGTGGTTCCGGTTGTTGCCGGTGACCGAACCTATGTTGACCGTGGCCTGGCGCAGGTTGCCGGGCGTTAGGTCGGGGCCCGGTTGATTGCTGGCGCAGACCTATAGGCCTTCTGTAAGCATGGTGGCATCTAGTCGGTGTATTCGGTCGAGTTGATTTGGAGATGGTCGTTTATGGTGTGCGCACTTTGCAAAGAAGAGAAAGGAACGCTTATCGACAGCCACTTTATGCCAGCAGCGGCTTATCAGCATGTTCGAGGAACAGAAGAAACGGGTAATGGACCGCCCGTGCTGATTTCCCTTCGAAGGAAAAGTGCAATCCAAACAGATAAACAAATTAAGCGCCCACTGCTCTGCAGCGATTGTGAGGATCTTTTCTCGAAAAAAGGGGAAAGGATGATGGGGCAGCTTTGGGCTACTGCGTCAGGATTCCCATTACTGGACTTGTTAAATTCAAAGGCCACAATCTCCAAGGGTGAGAGATTCGACATGTACGACGGTCGCTTGCTGGATGCAGGCGTTGTGAGCTCGATTTTCTACTTTGCAATGAGTATCTTTTGGAGGGCGCAGGTCTGGGACTGGGGCTATGAGGAGGATCCTTACAAACGTGCGCTCGGAGAACATTATGAATCGAAGTTCAGGAAGTTTTTGTTAGGTAGAGAAACGCTGGATAACGTGTTGTTGTTCGTCAATGTGAATTCCGACTCAGATACTACGGCCGTTATGACGTTTCCTCTTTCAGGGAGAAGCGGCGCGGATCGACTTCACACCTTCAGTCTGCTTGGCTTCAAATTCACCATGTATGTTGGTCGATCAATAAGCTCTGCGACCCGAGCTCCATTTGAAATTCATAAAACGCAGATCATGTTTGTTTCTTCAGACCTTAAAAAATCGGCCTCATTTCAGAAGTTGGCAGTCAGAGTTCAATTAGAAGTGGAGGCGAAGGGGAAATTGAAAACTAGTTCCGCGAATAAATTCAATCATTCACAAAGACCGTAAGCGGAAGAGCAACTGTTCTGGCTGTCGTTTCGAGCGATCAGGTCTACCATGTCGAACTGGCGGCCGCCGCGCGCGGTGTTGCTCCAATCGACGATCCTGTCAATTCCGTGCGTGACTGCGCTCACCTTGTTATCTGACCGGACGGTGGGGTCGGTGACGGTGGCGAAGAACGTGGCGGCACCGCGCTTGCTGGCTATGCTCACCAGTCGCTCCCACTCACGAACCCTGTCAACCTCCTCTGGCCACCTGGCCGCGATCTGCCGGAGCTCGTCTTTCGCGCACATGATGCATGGCATACAGCCAACGCGATTGCAGCCTTGCAAGTACAGCGGGTTCGGCTTGATACCGGCTGCCCGGTGAGCCTCAAATACCGAATCAACTGTCCACTTCAAGATTGGCCGGTAGTTGAACAGGCCGCCTCCAACCTCATCGCACTCTGCAAGGTACCTGCGGGCCGGCGATTCATCGGCCCGAACGCCTTGCCAGGACAACAGCATGTTCTCGCCGTCCATGAGCGGCAGATATACCTGCTCGATGATCGGATTGCGCTTGAGCTCGTCGGTGCAGAAGCGGGCTTTGGTGCTGGGGAATCGACCTTTCCATAGGCACAGGTCCAGAAACGGGTTTCCAGTTGGGTGCAGAACTTCCAGAGCACCCAGCACCACCGATTCCGCCACACCCTTTTCGCGCCACTTGGTCTCGATGAATTTGCGCTTTCCGGCGATCTGCCTGGAGAAGTCTGCCTTCACCCAGCGAATGGGAACACCCGTGGCTTCAGCCAGGTAGTGGATGTAGTCGTACGTCTCTGGATGCTCATGCCCGGTGTCCGCAACAACGGCACTCAGGTTCGGCACCTCCAGCTCGCGGGCGACCAGCAGCGTAGCCGTGCTGTCCTTACCGCCGCTCATGCTGACGATGTTGTGAGTAGGCATAGGGGTATCCTCGCCGGCTGGCGTGTTATGGAAAGGTGGATAGCGGTAGGTAATTGAAACTTCTGTCGTCGTGCGGTGCTCTCCTATGGATCAACGAATAGGAGGTCAGATATGAATTGCTATGTTTGCGGGATGGAGGCGAAGCAGTCAGGAGAAGGTCAAGGCGAACAGCTCGTGGACTGCTCTGACTGCGGTACGTACCGAATCTCAAGTCTCGTCCTTAAGGAGCTGGAGACAAAGAAATTTGAGTTCTCGAAGATGCGGGATGATTTGCACCGTCAGCGGCAATTCAATGCCACCTCTGTCGCAGAGATCAATACAGAAACGGCCATCTGGTCGTGAGCGTCAGCCGAGCCCCTGTATATCTTTGAAGTCCCGATAAATGGCTTTTGATCATTGATATGGGGTATTACGGGACCGGCACGGATCCGCGCAAGAAAGTGAGTCTAAAATTGCCTGAAGTATTTCCAGAGTTTTCTCTAAAGAGAATTAAGCTGAGAAAAGTTTGTCCTGAGGATGTTGGCTCTGTTTACACGGGGCTGTCGGATCCGCGAGTCGTGGCTCAGTACGGTGTTTCCTATACAAGCTTAGCTGCTACTGATGAGCAAATGAGATGGTTTGAACAGATAATCAGCCAAGAGACAGGAAGATGGTGGGCTATAGCGCTCAACGCAGATGACTCAATGATCGGAGCATGCGGGCTGAATGATTGGTGCCATAAACACCGCAAGGCTGAAATCGGCTATTGGCTGATGCCCGAGCACTGGCGCAAAGGTCTCTTAACTGAAGCTCTACCAGCAGTTATCCGGTACGGCTTTCGGGATATGGGGCTACATCGGATCCACGCAGACGTGGAGCCTGAGAACAAGCCGAGCTGTGCGCTTCTGACAAAGTTTGGATTTCACCTCGAAGGAACGCTTCGTGACGTTGAGCTGAAGGATGGCAAGTTCCTAAGCCTTCACCAGTACAGCCTGCTTTCTTCAGATGCCGTTGCGTCGCAGCTCCTCGATTGATTACCACCGTGGGCCATCGGTGATGTTAATTTGGTTTGGGTTGGGGTATTACGGGTGACCGGCATGGAGTCGGATCAAGGAGAACGCTTTGAAACGGCTTGTTCAGAAACATGAGCTACCGGGTTACCTGAAAGGCCTAGCTGCTGCCTCTATGCTCGTTGTGAGCATGAGTTCGCCGGTAATGGAGATAGCCTCGACGGTTAAATCAACTTATGAGATGGCGTATCTCGTCGAGAACTATGGTCAGTACTTAGGTCAAGGCCCTTACATGATTGAAAGCAAGGAGGGTCACGAATGGAAAGACACTCCGTTCCCTGATCCGGTTATTTCAGGTTATGCATTTGCTTTTACCGTTCGCGCGAGGCTGGCTCGTTCAGGAATAGAGATTGGCGGGCATAGAACTCTTCGCGAATCTCTTTCGGGTTATGAGTATTTGCAAATGTCAAAACCTCCAGCCGATGACATGGTCACGTCAATCCTGATCAAAATGCCGACTGATCCATCGGAGCTACAACTGCTTCGTGATCTGCTCGCCGAAACCACCATCATGTTTTCAATCGATGATGGAAGCGGCTTCTTCCATGTCGGAAACACAATGATGGGTAACGGCCTTTCTCATGCTTAAAGACTTTCCCGCTCAATATTGGTAAAGGTTAATCATGCGGCGCTGGCGGTTTCTTTGATCGCCATGATGGCGTTTGCAGCGTGGCGCACGTAGTACAGGCGAGCCATCAGGCTTGGGCATGGCTTGCTGATCGTCGACTCCCAGAGGTCGCTGCCACCAATCAATTCTTCGTGTTCGCGCAGGAAGTCATAGGCCAGCACCACCTCACTGTCGCGTCCATCGGCGAAGGTCTCGACCTCCTCAATTACGTCAGCGAGTTCGGCGAAAGGCAGGCGCTCGTCTTCGGTTTCATCGCGCTCGCGCAGCCATTCAACGAGCTGCTCAGCCTGCTCCAGGGTGGCGCCCTTGTTCGGGATGTCCGCGATCCACTCCGGCACCTCATCCCTAGGCAATTCGTAATCGATCCGCCCGGCGACGCATTCGCACACCGTGTCACGGATAGCGTCGAAGTCGATCACCACCCGCTTGATGTCGCCGTCCAGTTTCTCATGCAGATAGCCGTCGCTCTGATGGCGCAAGAAGTTGATGCCGTAGCTGGCACCGACGTGGAAAACAAGCGGACCGATGTCGCCCATCATGCTCATGCCGAAGCGGGTAACGCAGATGTCGAAACCGTAGCAGCTGCTGCCTGGCCGTGCACAGCGCCACACCTCGACGCCGTTCTCGTTCACCAACTGGGTGTATTGGTGCTGGGCCAAGTCGTCTGCAACGCGTGCGGTGAGCGCTGCGCTTTCTTGCTCTTTCATGGATTATCTCCAGTCAGGCGCCGCCCTCCGTGTCCGGTGGTGGCAATTTGGTTTGGGTTGGGGTATTACGGGTGACCGGCATGGAGCCGGATCAAGGAGGTATGTATGCGTGATGACAACTACGAAGCAGGCCTTCTCGAGCTTCAAATCGCAAAGGAGGAAGCTGAGGCAGCGGCGGAAGATTTCTACGAGAAATACTGGCCGTTCCAGACTGACGAGATAGCCGCTCAGTACGGGGAGTTGCAGTTCACGGCGGTTATCATGCTCGCCGAGTTTGAACAATTCGCGCAGCAGGGCAGCGCCAAGCGTTCACGTTGATGTTCATCAAGGCGTGTTGCTTGTTCCGCAGTTCCGGCAGTCTTCCCGGTAGCGCTGCGCGTCGCTTATGAACCGACCGCAACCATCGCAGTTGAAGATCATCATTCGCGGCTTTTGCGGCTTGGCCAGGTTTATGCCGGTGCCACGCACGGCCTCCTTGATGTTCACGTCGTCTCGCTCAACCAGCCTTCGGGCGAACTTATCGATGTATGGCTTGGGCCACACTATGGCGCCTGTTGAGCCAAGCTTGCCTATCCAGGTGATGGTGTGAGCCTTCGGTACTACGACTGCCTTCGACAGATCGCTTGTGAATACTCCGTCCTCACAAAGCCAAATCAGGTTGTTGCCGTTCCAGCACTGCGGCTTCTGGATGTAAAACTTGGCTGCGTCAGAGTGTTGGTCCAGCGCCTCGCTCAACGTGACATTCTGGCAATCGACACCGGCTCGCGCCCGGGCGTCGACATAGGTCTTGGGCAAAGGGATGTCAGTGTCGCGGTGATCACAAGCGCCTTCACGGGTGAACACCTGGGCCTTGGCCAGGTCGGTGACATATCCGGAGCCACCAAAGCCCCAGAACGACAACCCGTCGCCGACGTAGGCGTGGCTGCGGCTGTCTTGCAGGTAGAACTCGTCGTCCATGGATTGTCTCCAGTCAGGCGCTGCCGCCCTCCGTGATCGGTGGTGGCAATTTGCCCCAATTTAATGTATGAATTCAGATAAATAGATATGGTGAGATGTCATAATGAGCTGGTTCGATATAAGTGCTGACAACCTGCGCTACGTTGTCAGTTCTGGTGGTGATTCTGAAGTGATATATGACGGTATTGCTGTTTCAACTTTTTCAAGTTTGGGATGGTGGATTTACGCTATTTCTATATTAGGGGTTTTATTAATCGGGTACTTTATATTTTCGAGTATGAAGAAGGTAGAAGTAAATCTTGGTAGCTATTGGAAGTTTGCGATCGTTTTGTCTTTGGTTTTTTGCACCTATTCAGCTTTTTTCGTATTGCTTTTATGGGATGTTCCTTTTGGATTCATTGCTCAAAAAATGAGGGATGGGACTTTCGGTGACAGCTTTGGTACTTTAAATACATTGTTTTCAGGTATGGCATTTGCTGGTGTGCTTATAACCCTTTTGTTTCAGCGAAAAGATTTGTCCGAAACCCGTGCGCAAATTGCACATCAACAAATTGAATCCCAATTTTATAGCATGCTGGACTTGCAGCAGGAGGTCGTAAGGAACTTCGATTTACAGCAAAGAGGTGCTAGTGAGATAGTGTCCAAGGGTCGGGACTGCTTTAAACATTGGGCTCGCTGGATCCCTCATCACTATGACCGGGAGGAGGGGTCTCATGAAGAGAAGATGGCGAAATCTGTCGCGTCACTCATTGAAAAGCATAAAGCCGATTTAGGGTTGTATTTTAGAAGTCTCTACTCCGTTTTTAGGTTTGTCCATAGTTGCGAACATAAAGATAGAGCGCAATTCGGATTGGTTGTCCGCTCTCTATTGTCAGATTATGAACTGATAGTTCTTTTTTATAACTCGTTAAGTCCTCGCGGAGAGAAATTCAAAAGGTTTATTTATGAGTTTGCGCTGTTTGATAATCTCGAGATTGACCTTCTGTTGAGAAATGAGGATATTAATCTGTTCGAGTTTCAAGCGTACGGCAGCAACCGAAAAATTCTGGAAGAACTTTTACTAAGCCCTTCCTGAGACTGATTATTTCGAGTTTCAAGTGCCATAACCTCCGCCTACGCTTCTTCAGTGTCGAGCCGGGATGCTTGACGCTGTCCGTGGCTGTAGAGTTGGTGCGCCACGTTTTCGTCAACAACGATTTCGTGGCGCGGATAACGCAAGAACTCGACCAGCTCGTTGTCGTCCATCAAGTCCATCTTCATGATGGCGATCTGCAAGACCTCGCTTATGATCGGCACCTTGCCGCGAAGCCGGACACGCTCCATGGCCTGCTCGATTCCTGGACGTACCTTGTGCCGCAATTCCTTCTCGGCGACCGCCAGACGCTTCTGCGCAGCCTTGGCCGAGCGTTCCTGCACAGTCTTGGCCATGGCCTACCTCTTCTATTCCGCTGGCCGGCAGTGCGAGCCAAGTTTGTCGTTTGCGTTGCTGGGGGCGGGCTATGCGGCGCATCAGTCGACCTTCACCTGTTGCCAGGCGCCGACCGAAGTCAGCAAGGATGACAGTTGCGCCTCGGTTACCGTCTTTTCGCCAGGCACTGCCAGCCACCCCATACCTACTCGGTGATTCGGATTGCAGTCTGCCTTCACCTTTTCATAGAAGTGCTCAAGGACGTCCGAAAGCCTTTCCACTAGGTGCACGCCGTCAGGTCTGATGTCGATCGATTTCATGTACTGGGCGCCATCTTGGCGAACACAGATGCTGGCGATGTATATCGTCCAGCGGTGTGCAACATCGCAGAGCGCGTCGGAAACCGTTCTCGAAAGAATCTGCTTTCCATTCTTCCAGTTGATCATCACCTGCAGGCCGCTTGGATCGATGTTGATGACGGCAGCATAGTTGGTGTTGATCAGGGCCCGCATGCTGCGTTCGATCTGAACGCGCCGATTGCATGGTTTGCGCTTGCTCATAATGCCTCCGCAAGTTTGCGCAGCGCCTTACGTTCTGCCGCTGTGATAGGCGGCTTGCGGCGCTTGAGGATGGTTTCGGGATCGATCTTGGTGGAGCGGGGCGGTGGAAGCGGTTTGCGTGGCGGGCTTGGTAACTGCGCTACGGTTCCGCCAGCGGCCAGGAACTGCGCTGTACGTTCCGCGATAGAATCAACGTGCTGTCGCTGTTCCTCGACCAGGCTTAGATGGTTGCTGACGTACATGGCGACCTCATTTGATTCGGATCGAACTGTCGCCGCGCTCCAAGTGAGCCCAGGTAGGTTCGGGTAAAAGTTCGTGTTCAGCGTCTTCACCGGCTGCCATACGCTTGCGCACCGCTTCGTTATGCTCGCGGATCTCCTTGAGCTTGGCGGCAATGGCCTTTTTGTCCGGAGCAATGCTCGACTTCACAGTGGTCAGTTCGTCCGGCACTGCATCTTCGTTGTCCACGATCACCCGTTCAATGCCCATGGCCAGTGTGATGGTGAAGAGCGGACGCTTGATTGACTTGATGTTGGCGGCTTCCATGTTGCGACGCAGGTAGTCGCTGATCTGGGCGACGCTGTTGGACTTGATCCGCTTGAGATCAGCCAGGCGCTCGATTTCGTTGTCGATAGCCGTCACGTCGCTTTCAATGTTCCGGCGCAACATGACGATGTTGTCAGCCTTGTCGTTGAAGTCGCCTTGCACTTCGTCCATGGCATGCTGCAGGGCCTCTTTCAGGCCCTCATCATCGGTATCGGCCATGGCCTGAAGTTCGGCGAGTTTGCCGGTGAGTGCGTAGAGTTGGGTCATGCTGCGGCCTCCGTGCCTTTTTCAAGCACAGCTTTGCGCTCCTCGAATGCTCGAGTGATTCGCGCGATGAAGGTGGGTTCGTTGCGACGAGTTGCCTCGCGGATGTATTTCACGTTCAGAAGCTTGAGTTCGTGAGTCGTGACGGCCTTGCCAATGGTTTCGACCGCTGAGGCAAGCCAGTCGACACGCTCTTGTTTTTGGCGAAGTATCTCGGCGTCCTTGTCCTCGGCTTTTTCAAGCTTGAACTCTTCGGTGATGGTGTCGACGTAGGTCGGATCGTCGAACATGCCCATGTAGATGTCGGCGGCGAACCCCAACGGCTGCAGGCATTTACCGATGGCGTCTGTCAGCGATTTTTTCGCTGCGTCCCAGTCAGTAAGAATCTTTCCCTGCTGCAGGTAGATAAATGGCGTATGGCCGTAGTGCTGAACCGTGCATTTTTGCCCGGCGTTGCCCAGGTACCAAAGCTCGATTTTTACGGTGTGCAGCTTCGCGCAGATCATTGGAGCCTCTGGCCACTCTTTAGTGGGCGCCTGAAGTGGTGCACCTTCGTCAAATCGATCCTCAAGGACATTCCAACCCCAACCCTCACCGCATGGTCCGAAAATTTCTGTTGCCTTGCGCATGAGGTAGGTTGGCCTGATCGCAGTGCCCTTAAAGCCACCCGCGCCAGTGTATTTTTTAGTAGCGTCAGGGTCGGTTGTGTTGACCTGGTCCCAAATTCTCGTGTTCTCGGACATTACTTATTCCTCCAACCGTCAGCGCGCTTGACCAGTTCCTTGAAGGCAGTCGACGGCAGTCTGCTCATGTATTTTTTGTTGTCGCGATACCATTCTTCCAGGGCGGCTTTGGGCGTCTGGATGGCAACGACGTGAGAGACCTGTTGCTTGTACGAAGTCGAGTTTGAAACCTGAGAGTGGAAGGTCCGGCTCACCACTACGGTGTTGGTCATTCCCTGCTTGACCAGGTTGTTCAGTTCTTCCTGGGATTGAACGGCAATGGCACCGGGGTGCTTCTGCTGGAACAACCGGTAGCAGGCCTCCCGTACAAGCTCGGTACTGCCGTACTCGACATATTCAACGTCAGGAATACCAGCCTCGATCTTCTCCGCCACCTCATCCAAGCGCCCGGTGTCAATCCAGGCGTTTTTCGACACCTGTTTCAAATCCCATCCGCTAACCGTTTGGCGGTCTCGCTCAAGCTGCAGATGCTCGGGGAGAATGTCATAGCCGTAGGTCAGATCGGTGTTGCATACGAAGAGGGTGCCGACGTACAGCTTGCCGGGCCGGGAGGGCAGGATATGGCCGTATTTGGTACCGATGACGTCGCTCATCGGCGGCTGCATACGCAGGCACATGTTGCGGATTTCCGTTTCGTCTTCGTCGGTGATGCCGGAGACAACGAATTCAACGCCCTGATTCTGCCTATGTGCCGGCGTCTCGTTGATGCACAACACCTCCGCGTCGAACTGGTCGCTATGCCGGAACTCAGGCACCCACTGCTTATTGCCATTCCAGACCTTCACGTCGTACCCGTTCCGGGTCAGTACCAACAGGGCAATTTTGTAGCCCTCGCCGAAGCTGCCGATGGCATCGGCGCGGTCGGACTTAGACGTGCTGCCCAGAACCAGGGTGCTGGCCTCCAGCCTTGCAAAGCGGCTGGTGATGAACAGCTGGCCGTTGGCGAAGGCGTATTCGAAAGGCGACTCGCTATCCAGCGCGTTCTGCACCAGCTCCCGGATGGCCTCTTTCAGGCCCCAATGGCGGACGTAGTCGCGGGACAGGGGAAGTTCGTAGGACTTGGACCGGATGCGATCTGCAATAGCTGCGAGCATGGCAATACCCCCGCGCCATCCTTGCGGGGCGCTGTGATGTGTTGGTTATTGAGTGATTCGATCAGCGAGGGCGCTGAGCAACATCAGAAAGGTGCAGACGGAGAGGGCAGAGAAGGAACCGCGCCAGATCAGCATGCGCCTGGTGTGCTGGTGGGGAGTCAAGGCCGAACCCTCACCGCGATGCGACCACCCTTCATGGTTGGCGCCAGGCGCTGCGGCAGATCCCGCACCAGGTCTTCACGCTTGCGGCCGATGAGCTCGTTGAAGGGAAGGCCGAAGCCCAGGATGGCAATGCGGCGCTCGATGTCGTCGAGCTGCTCGTCGATCAACGATTTAACCGGTGCGGTGGTCATGCAGCCTCCTTGCGCTGCCTGGTGATTTTCAGCAGGCGCTGGCAGTAGTGGTTGAATTCTTCGACGGTGATCGCATCGCCGGTGAGCATGTTGGTGATCATCCGCACCACGACGGCTTGGGCGCCGGGCTCGCTGCTGGGATGCTCAAGTGCTTCAAGTGCCTCATCGATCAGGATGTGCGGACTCATAGGTCGGCATCCACATCGTCTTCGCGCTCTTCCCGTCCTGCTGCTACAGCGTCTTCGGCATACGGTCTCAGCAGCGCTACAGCGATCTTCTCGACCGCTTCAATCGGGCGTTGATGGCCCAGCAGGTCGGCTGCGTGAGCCCGGGCATCGCTCTGGCTGCCGAGCATCGCCGACAGCAGTAGGCGGGCAAACGAATCACGCTCGTCCAGGCCGTCGATCTGGCGCTGGTTCAGGTAGCCCTGCAGGGCCGTGCAGAACCGGTCGAACGTCACCACCTGCGGCTGGCCGAAGCGGCGCTTCCACTTGATGTCGACGCCGCACACCAGGCGCTCTGCCGAATGCTCAAGCCAGTCCGTCACCTCGTCGCTCTCGCTGACCTCTGGAGGCAACTGAGCGTCGTAACGCTCCTGGCAAATCTTCAATGCTGCGTTCATGGTCGCCTCCAAGGTGGCTGTTGTTCACCTGTATTCGTCAACACTCATGCCTCCCGCTGGTTGCCGATGGGCGCGGGGGAGGAGTGCTGACGTAATAGAGGTGGGAAAGGGAGGACAGGTCATCCAACTTCGTTGAAGCTGCGCTTTTATTTGCGGGGCAGTTGAGTGTACTGATAGGCTCAAAACAGCGATGTGCGAGATCGCACCGCCAAATAGCGAGATTTTTGAATGTTCAGATTTTTTCTAGCCACTATTTTTTCATTTGTTTTTCTCGGCGTAATTTCTGGTTGCTCTTCCACTGCCGAACAAGAAAAAACACTGAGCGCCGGGCTCGTTGCGCATTTGAATAAATTCAAGACGTACCCGATCGCCTCGCAACTGGCCGGGGTTGAAGGGACAACCCAACTGCGCTTTACGATAGATGGCGACGGAAATGTCGTTTCTTATGAGCTGGTACAAAGTTCAGGCAATGTGGACTTGGACGCGGCCACTCTAGAATTAATCCGTCGCGCCCAACCACTGCCGAAACCACCAGCCGATTTAATGAAAGACGGCCCAATTACGATCATTGCCCCTTTTATCTACTCCCTAGACGGGAATATCTGAGCAGGACTTGCAATCCGCTGCCGTCACTCGATGACCGTCTTCGCATTCAACGACGGAAACGCTGCTGGTGTAGCCACGTTCAGCGTTGAGCCTGTTTGTCTCGCTGATACAGGCGGCCAGGCTCTTGTCGGAAAATACCCGAAGTTCGCCGCGCAGGGTGATGTGGATGACTTTGTTCATGGTCATGCTCCGGGTTGTTTTCCCAATGCCCACCGCTCTGGATGGGCATCAGTGAAAAGGTCCGCACTCAAAAGAAAACGATGCAGCAAGGTCCGTCGTAGCCTTCTTCGCATACAAATGCCTGGGCCTGCCGGGTAGACACCGTCCAGTCTTGAACGTAAATGGTGCCAGCGAAACGGCTTTTGATCATGATTTGCATTTTCTTTTCCTCGTTTGATTTTCCGGATGACCCTGTCGCCAAGGTCATTGAGGAAATCTGTGGGGCCCAGGCCCGCTACTGGCGACGGCCTGGGGTTGTTGCGTCAGCGGTGTTGTCCAATTACCCGCTGCTGATTGCAGGGCTGGCCGGTCGTCTTCGGTGTGGGCTTCGAGCTTCCTACTCACAGCGTCAAACAGCATCTGTTCGCCGTGGATAACAGGTCCTTACAACATGCACGCTACAGCTCTGAATGCCCTGACTGAATGGGGCAGGGTGCATGAGGTCCGGCGCGCCCAGCCGAAGCTATCGGGCCCGCTAATTCATATCCTTTGGAGCTTGCCGTGACCCGCTACTGGCGTCGGTCACCGGCTTGAATCAAATGTTACTCCAGCCGCGGGCCTTTCGGCTTGTTCTCCCGCTGGATAACTGTTCTTGGCGCTTTACGCTGCACGCCCGGGTCAGTTGCCAACCCTCTGAGCCGTTTAGGCCGGTTCATCGCTGCCTTTGAATCTGGGCCGGTGGTGATCCGGCAAGGGGTTTCGCTAAAGAGCGGCGCAGGGTTAGCTGCTGGCGATTCGCTGTGGCGTCTCGATGGATATAAATATAGGCAATCCCATATTCATCGTCAATGGGTATTCCCATATATTTTATGGGAGGCGATAAAAAGCCCGCTCAGCGGCGGGCTCATTCACGCGTCACAGTATTCTCGCCAGCCGATCCTTACGGTGTCGCCGTTCAAGCGTTCGATGCGAATGCCGACGGTATCTCCGATCTCCTGAATGACCTGGTGCCAGGCCTCGGAGCTTTCGTCCTCTCGCCTAGAGACGACGACGGCTTGCACCTTCTGCACGCCTGGGGCGGCAATGATGCGCTGCAGACGGCGACCTAAAACCTCGTAGGAATTACGTTGCTTTGCCGTGGGGTAGGGTTCCTGGATCATACTTCGCTCCTTGCGATATCTGTATGCATGAACAGTATTCTTGATGGCAAATATTGGCAAGAGGGGAGCAGGCGCTTTCATGCATAAATGCATATTTAGGCAGGTGGTTCTTTTTGGCAGGCATGAAAAAGCCCGCACTTCGCGGGCTTGACTGGCATTGTTTTCGGTTAGGTCGGGCGGGGCACCCAATACATGCGGCAATGAATCTCATGATTGTCGTAAAGCTTAACCGAAACAGTTTTAGCGGATTGTTCGCTTTCAAAGGGGCCGGTGATGATTGTGGTCCCATCTACCGCCAGAACGGGTATTGCCAAGTCTTCAAGCACGCCTTCAATCCGGCCTAAGTCCCCCGTATGGGCTGTTATGCGAACCGTCCAGCCTTGAAAAGCGGACTTAAGAGCCTGCTCAGTAAAGGGCGGATATTTGCCACTCACCGAATCCCTGTAGACGATCTCGCTGAAAAGCCTGGGGCCGTCGCGCATCGTGATCAGGGCTCGCTCGGCTTCTTCCTTTGTTTCAAATGGGCCGGCACCCACAGCTAGGTCAATCATAGGAACAACCGGGAGCCCGGTGCTGGCGATGGCCTCGACTGTTCGTCGCTGTTCTTCTTCGTCACGGCAGGCGGTTGATGCAACCCATCCGTTTTCCAGTTTTAGGGCGCGCGCTGGTTCAATCTCTGCCCCGCAATGCTCGCACTTCACGGCAGCTTTTCTGATTGTCTCGGCGCAGAGCGGGCAGTCGCGCAGGTCGCTAGTCTGCACGCCCTCGGAACCCCCTGACACCTCGATCCAGCCCTTACGAAGATATGAATTCGTCAGAATGCCGTTGATGCCGATCGCATACCCGAGACTGACCACGGGGGAAACGATGAGCAGCCCAGGGCCGCCAGTTAGAAAAGAGAAGCCTCCAACCAACAACAGCCAGATAAAAAAGTGACCCCACAGCTCTTTATAGGCAAGGTAGAAAGCCCCGAAAACAATAACCGCGAGCCACGACATCCCGCCAACACTTTCAGTGTTACCGTTTGCCGGATTCCTGAATTCTCGTTTCATTGGATCCCTCCCGTAATTGAGCCCGCACTTTACCATTCGTGGCGTACAGCCTCCATTGGCGAGCAGGACCGTCCAAGGTAGATCGCGGACACTCGCTGACTGGCCTGGATAGAAAGCCAGTAGCGACCCAAGTAGGAGCGTAGTACGGTCCGCTTTCAACAAGTTGCCCGGTCCGTCGCTTGGTAGATCACGGAGCGGGACACTCATGGCATGGAGGTCAAATGGACATTACTCGACAGATCAATAAAGAAGAATTGGATGCAGCCCTGGTAGCGTTTGCCCGTTACAAAATCGGAGAGATAAAAATCTTCGACCTGGAGCAGGCAATGAGCTTTGAAGTAGGCGAGGCCCTATCCAGAAGCGGGTTGGTCAGGTTTTCAATTGCGAAGATGGTGTCCGGTCGTTATCGCATCAGCGATGAGGGGGAGAATGCGATCACAGATGCAGGGCGGGATCGCCTCGAGGTGATCCGAGGATGAAGCGGCTTTTTGGCGATCGATAGGCAGCAAAAGCCCGATCAACCGGGCTGAGGATCAGATCGGGTAGGGCGTCAGTCCGGCCCCTGGGCCTTCAGCCTGGCCAAGCCTTGCTTGATGTGGCCGGCGTTCTCGCCGATGGTCTCCAGGGCGCCGCGGACATTCTCGTCTACGTGAGGACCGCCATGGTTCGCGATCCACATCGACAACTCCATGATGGCTGCCTCCAGAGCAAGCTGGTTCTCGGAGATGCGTTCGAGTGTGTCGGTAAGGGAATATTCGCGGGAGGGCATTGCGTGGTCTCCAGTAGACGGAATGGAAAGCATAGCCGCGGACAAAAAAATGGCCCGCTTATGTGCGGGCCTAATGGGAATTCTTCAAAGGAGTAGGGCGACCTTACCCTCTGTCGTGTAAATGCCAGGTGAAAAGGATGTCGCAAAAGCAGAAAAGCCCGCGATGGGGAGTGCAGGCTGAAAGGTTTTCACTAGGAGCTGAGGTAATAATAGGAGCTCGACTGTGAAAGGGGCGCGAAGCAGTGGCCTCTAAAGTAGTGCACGTCATTTCCGGAAAATTATCTGTTGCCGGTATCCGCTCTCGTTGATCGGCAACGGGTACCTGCTCTCATCTATCAGTGAGTGCAATTGCTTTGAGTGGGTAGATTGACTAAAAAGTACCTGGCACTCAGCGGTATCAAAAAATTGTCTGAGGAGTGGTATCGACAAATTGAGCTGGGTCTTGTCAATTCTCAGCGAGGCGGTAATTAAATCAAGCTGGTCTGTCATATCTCGGTACAGGTCTATGACCAGTAGGCTCTCGCTCACGGCAGACGAATAGACATGAACGTCACCAGCACCAATAGGTATGTCTTCGAAGTAGTGGTCGTATATTTTTGCAATGTCTAGCTCGATTCGCGCGGCGCTCAAAGCGGCTTCTAACTCCGCATTGGGTGAGTGCTCGTCCCCTACCCATGAAACTAAATCGGACATTGATACGCAGATGTCGAACTCATTGGCATAGACGATGGAAGGCATTGGTGGCAGAAACCCGAATGATGAGTTTGGCGGTTACGCCGGAGGCAAGAATCACGACGCTGAGCATAAGTTAAATGTCGGTATCAGTATGTAGTCGCGATCGCCTGGGCCCGCCCCGACGATCAGGTGGCGGCGACATATAAACTATTCAGTCTTTCCTCACGTATTCGATGTCATCTCGTCAAAACCTCAACCGCGAACGCCATAGAAGTGGTTCAGCGCTATCAGCTCAATCACCGCCACGAAAACGCAGAGTACAAGGAAGCCAGGGCTGAAGACTCGCTTGCGGCCTGATGAGCCCCAGCTAAGACCAGCTGCGTCTGAATAGCCGGGGATCATCATAAGGAAAGCCACGCAAGCAATGACCCCGACCTTGCTCCAGAAGCTCTGCTCTCGCCATGCAGTCATTGGCTCACCCTGGGCAGCAGCATCAGGAAAACCAGCCATACCCAGGACACTTCAAGGCTCTGAGGCGATTTCTAAGAGCCCGAGTCTCGGTATATTCAGGATCCGAGGCGCCCAGCTTGGAACGCTGTGCGTATTGCAAAAAATCCTCAGCCTGCTGGCGATCTGCGGCTAGCTTGAAGGTACGACATTGCTCCAGACGCTCAGCTTCCGTAACGGGCATCGGTACTGCGTCGATCTGTTTTTCGTACTCAGTTTTTTCTTTTGGCGTGCTGTAGCAGCCGGAGATAAAAAGCGGCGCAACTATCAGTGTCGCTATCCGAAAGGCATTCATTACCACATTCCTTTGTGCATACGAGCGCTACTCAGCTCGCGATATCTCGATTTAGCTTACCGCCCGGGCATACCCGCCCCGGCACACTTGCGGATCAGTAAAACTTCTGCAGCGCCTGCACAACTACGCCCACGATCCGGCAGTTCTCGTCCACAGCCTCGATCGGGTAGCTAGGGTTCAGCGGCTTCAGGAACAGTCGACCGCCGTCGCTGACCAGCTTCTTGAATGTCGCTTCATTGCTGTCCGGCAGCTTGGCAACGACCAGCTTACCTGGTGCAACTTCAGCCTCAGTATCAACAAGGATCAGCGTGCCTTCGGTGATGCTCTGGCCGGCAGGCGCTGTCATCGAATCACCTTTAACTGTCAGCCAGAACGCCGGGCCTTTGGAGTCGTACTCTGAGAACTCGTAGGTGTCCGAGATTCCGGCTGGGTATGGCTCCACCGCTTCCGCCCAGGCGCCGGCGGCAACCCAGCTCACTACCGGGTAGCGGAATGATTTGGTGGGTTGCGCGGCGGGGGAGACGTTCGATTCACCAGAGCTGGACGTCGACCCAGGCGCCAACATTGGCCCAATCTCGTCTGAGAGCCATTTAGCAGTCACCCCGCATGCGTCGGCGATCTTCACGACGTGCGCGGTAGCTTTCGATTTTCCACGCTCAAGGTCAGAAATTGACGTCTGCGTGATACCAGCTTTAGCGGCCAATTCGCCCTGGTTGAGCTTGGCGTGCCGGCGCGCTGCCTTTAAACGATCTTTGAATTCCATCCGGCGAGTATTACGGGTGCTCCCATATCCTTGCAAATCGGTATTCCCATAAACTACTATATGGGTATTCCCGTATGGAGGGGCAGCATGAACACTATTTATAAGGACCTCGTTGCCTTTTTCGGCACTCAGGAGGCCACGGCTGAAAAGCTCAAGGTTGATCAAAGCACCGTTTCCGGTTGGGTTCGGGAGAAGCACGGCATGTCTCCAGTGGTTGCCAAGCGAGCGGAGGCGGTGACCGGAGGTGCTTTCAAAAAGGAATCTCTTTGTCCGTCGTTTCCATGGGCCGAGATGGCCGCCTAAGCGACATCCCTGTCCGCCGCTCCATTGAAGCCAGATTAAAAGAGAGCAGTCGCCATGCAAACGTCCAGTTCCAGACACACCGTACAAACCCGTGATCAGGTGCTGGTCGCCCATGCCCAAAACCAGATCGCACGCACCAGCTTGAGCCAGGACGATTTTGCTCAGGCTTTGAGCCGCGAACTGCACGTGTCGATTCCTGATCGCGCCAAGAAGAAAGACGTCCCCGACTTCAAGTCGGAGGAATTGACCGGCGATGTGAGTGAGTTCGTGAAGGCGACCAGCCGCTGGCTCAAGCGTGTACAGCGCTGGCTGAACGGCGATCAGGAAATGCCGTCTTGGCTGGAAGAGTCGTGGGTCAACGCCCTTGAGCCTGAATTCCGCGACCACTGCCTGAACGAACTGGCGAGCCGCCACGGCTTGACCGGCGCCCGCCAGATGACCAGTGACCAGTGCGCAAACAAGAGCTTCGGCGCACTGATCCGCGCCCTGGGTGATGTCATCGACACCGGTAGCGAAGTGTTTGACGACCAAGTGATGTGCGAGCAGGACCTGCCGCACTTGCCAGCGTTCGCCAAACAGTGCCGCCAGGTTGAAGCGAAGGCAGGGGAGTTGCGCCGTAAGGCTGAGGGGCTGCTTAACGGCAAGCCAGCACTGAAATCCATCGCCTAAATTCCAGACACAAAAAAGCCGACGTACGAGGTCGGCTTTTTCTACAGCGGTAAACAACTGGAGCGAATCATGCACCAACACACCGAATCGATCAATACCCCCAACAATCTCGCGCCACGGTTTTCGCAATCGCAAAACGTGGCGCGGACAATGTCATCTCGGGAAATCGCCGATCTGGTCGAGGCCCGGCACAACGATGTGATCACCACCATCGAACGTCTTTTTACCAAAGGGCTTTTACGATCAGATCGTAAAACTCGGCGTGAAGCCACAGGCGGCCGCCCGATCGATGTCTACGACCTGACCGAGCGTGACACGCATCTTGTTGTGGCTGGCTACAGCGACGAGCACCGCGCACGAGTTATCGACCGCTGGCAGGAACTGGAGGGGCAGGTTGCGCAACCACAACAGCTCTCCACCATGGACATCCTGCAGATCGCAATGGAGTCTGAAAAGGCCCGCTTGATGCTCACCGCCCAGGTCGAGCAGCAGGCCACGAAGATCCACTCCTTGGAAAACTTGTTCAAGGAAGGCATGACTCACACCCAGTTCTGCAAGGGCCTCAATGGGGTCAACGTCATGCAGGTGGGTAATTACCTTGAAGGGCGTAGCTGGCTCTACAACGAGAGCAAGTCCGGCACCCGTCACCGTGTTGGCTCGTACGCTCGCGACAAGTACATGACCGAACACCAAGTCGAGGTCACCCCGCACGGCAAGGACCCCTTCATCTCCTACACACCCGTTCTGCTGAAGAAGGGAGCCGCACGCCTGTACGACTTGTACCTGGCTGGCGAGCTGCCTATGAAGAAGACCTGGGACGGTTTGTTTACCCACGATAAAGCTATGCGAGGTGCTGCGTGAGCATGAGCCTTATGGTTGCCGCGATGAAGATTCGCGTCGGCAATCCATTGCGCAAGCTGGTGCTGATCAAGCTGGCCGACAACGCCAGCGACGTAGGTGAGTGCTGGCCGTCCTATCAGCACATCGCCGATCAGTGCGAGATCAGCAAGCGCTCTGTCATGAACCACATCACAGCCCTGTGTGACGCGGGATTGCTGCGCAAGGAGATCCGTAAAGGTGGTCCGAAGGGAAACTCGTCGAACGTTTACTTTCTCACTCTCGACGGAGGTGGTGCACCTCCTGCACCAGGGGTAGTGCAGCAGATTCACCAGGGTAGTGCAGCAGGTTCACCCCCTAGTGAATCTCCTGCACCAGGGGGTAGTGCAGCAGCTGCACCCAGAATCAGTAACTCTCTTGAACCAGTCATAGAACCGGTCATTGAACCAATTACGCCCCAGGCTACCGCCAAGGTCGTGACGGGGCAGGTCGTACCATTCGTTCCGCAGCAACCACGAGTTGAGATCCCCGCCGACATGCCGGGGCCGAAGGACCAGACCTGTAAGACTTTCAAAGTCTGGGCGAACTACGCCATGGCCTACCGCAAACGCTACAACGCCTGGCCGGTGTGGAACGCCAAGACAGGCAAGCAGATGGCTTTGCTTGTCGACCGCCTCGGCGCCGACGTAGCCCACCACGTCGCCGCCCACTTCCTGAAAACCAGCGATGCCGCCGTTCTACGCAAGTGCCACAGCCTCAACGAGCTTCTGACCAACGCTGAGAGCTACCACACCCAGTGGGTCACCGGGCAGCGAATCAACGGCATAACCGCCCGCCAGATGGAACGGACCGAGGCGAACCACTCCGCAGCCGAGCAGGCCGCTCAGATGGTTCTGGCCAGACGCCAAGCAGGTGACCGCAATGAATACCTCTGAAATGAATGATCAGCAGGTTGCCGGGCTGGCCGCTGCCATGTGCGCAACCGCCGAGGCCATGGGGCAGGAAATGAACCCAGGCACCGCCGCGATGATGGCTGAAGACCTCTGCGCCTACCCGGTGCCCGTCGTCAAAGCCGCGTTGAAAGCATGTCGCTTTGAGGTGAAGGGCAAGCTGGCTATGGCTGACATCCTGCAGCGTGTTCAGACCTCCGACGGTCGCCCAGGGAAGGACGAGGCCTGGGCAATCGCCATGACCACCAACGATGAATTCGAAACTGTGGTGCTGACCGACGAGATCCAGCTGGCACTTGCTGCTGCGAAACCCATTCTGGATGGCGGCGACAAAATCGGTGCGCGCATGGCGTTCATCGACGCCTACCAGCGGTTCGTGGGCCAGGCCCGCGAGGATGCGAAGCCTGTCAACTGGCACGTATCCGTAGGTTTCGACGCCAATCGCCGTATCCAGGCTGTGACCAAGGCGATGGAATTGAAGCGAATCCCGCGCGAACACGCCCAGAAGTACCTGGCGGATCTGAGTGCCGAGCCAGTCACCGAAGACGGCCGCGCAATTGCTGGTTTGCTCACTGGCACCGTTACACGGCCAGCGCCGGCACTCCGCGAAAAGCTCGAACTGGTGAAGTCGTCGATGCGGGAGATGCGTGCAGCCAGTGCTGAGAAAAAAGACGAGATGCGTATTCAGGCAGCCAACGAGTTGGCAGATCGCCGGGCGTTGCTGATCAAGCAGGCGCAGGAAGTGGAAGAGAAGAGGGCGGCGCAATGACCGACAAGATCAGCGTCAACTGCCAGGCCAAGCTCACCGAGGCCATCACATGCCTGACCACCATGTACCGGGACAAGAAGTTTGTGGTGGTCTCCCTGCGCCCGGGCAAGGACCGGACACTCGACCAGAACCGGCTGTGGTTCGGGATGTACAAGCGCATCGCCGAGATGACACCGATCGGCGATGCGGCCGACGCCCGCCGTTACTGCAAGCTGCACTTCGGCGTCCAGATCCTGCTCAACGAGGACGCCGGCTTTCAGGCCGAGTGGTATCGGGTCATGCGCCATCTGCCCTACGAAACGAAGCTGGCCATGATGGGCGAGTGCCATCTGTTCGGCCCCGACGGTTTCCCAGTGACCAGCCTGTTCAATCGCGCCCAGGGCATCAATTACACCGACCGCATCGCCGCCTATTTCACCGGCCAAGGTGTGGTTTTCACTGATCTACTCAGCAAGGAGGCTGCATGATCGCCAAGCAACCCAAACCGAAAAAGTGCAAGAACCCCGGATGCGGCATTAGCTTCCAGCCGCAGCGGATGGGGCAGGCCGTATGCAGCCCGAAGTGCGGCCTCGCCATCAAGGATGTGAACCAGGCGAAGGCACGCAAGTCGCTGGCCCTGGTCGAGCGCCGCGAGATCAAGGTCCGTAAGGAAAAGCTCAAGAGCAGGGCGGACCACCTTCACGAAGCCCAGGCCGCGGTGAACGAGTACGTGCGCCTGCGTGACGCGCACCTGCCGTGCATCAGCTGCGACTCAACGCCCAACGACAATGACCTGATGACCGGCAGCCGCTGGGATGCGGGCCACTACCGATCGGTGGGCGCCTGCCCGGAACTGCGCTTCGAACCGCTGAACATCCACCGGCAGTGCGTGAAGTGCAACCGCAACCTATCCGGCAACGCCGTGGAGTACCGCATTCGCCTTGTGCAGCGCATCGGCGCTGAGAAGGTCGCTTGGCTGGAAGCGCTGCATCCGCCGTGCAAACACACCGTGGAAGAGATCAAGGCCATTAAGGCCAAATACCGGGCAATGACCAGAGAACTGAAGAAGGGGCAGGCAGCATGAACTACCACAACGTGATTTCAGCAGTAGTCCGGGCTCTGGCCGCCGAGACCATCAACAGTTCCGGCGGATGCAGCGTTGAGCCTCGGGTGCAGGCCAGCAAGCTCAAGGGCGAGATATCCGGGAAGGATGCTGCGCTGCTGGCTGACTGCATCGTGCACAAGCTTCTGCATGCCCAGCTTTCTCCGAGGCACTGGAACGCCCTGGTGGCCAAGTACAGCACCCACCGTGGGCGAAAGATCGATTCCATCGGCAGGCTGGTCGCCGTGGTAAAGACCCCAGCACCGCAGCGCTTCACGCAGCAGGCTGTCTTGGTTTGGGCGGTACCGCAGCAGTTGAAGGGCATTCAACGAGCGGCACCCCAGATCAGGGCGCCGAAGCACCGCGAGAACAAGGAAAAGGGCCAGTGGGATTGGCGCAACGCGGCTGCAGACGCTGACATTGCCCGCGCCAACAAGCATGCCCGCGCCGTAGCAGAGGAAAAGCCCGGGGAGATGATTGTCCTGGCCGAGTCGAACTACGACATGACGAATTGGGATGCACAGGGGCTGACAGAGCGCACTTACCAGCGCTGGAACAAGGCGATCAAGGTGGGCTTGGAGTCGCTTGTCAACGAGGCTCTGGTCGAGGCGCAGCACATGCTTGAAGCAGTCGGTGTGCTCGGAAATGAGGCTGCATGAAATAGTCCCTCGAAAGGGCTTGCAATGTCATGTCGTCATGTCGCATTATTCACCCATCCTGTCATTCCTGCATGTGTAGGATCGAAAAGCAAGACCCGGCTATGAGCCGGGTTTTTTTATTGAGGGTTTATGGACACGGCGGCTGAGCAGCTCCAACGCTTTTACGTCGAGGCGATGTATATGCCGGGCGTGATGACTTTTGTTGTTGTAGTCGTTTTGATGGTTCTTCGAAAGCGACGTCCAGACGTCTCCAGAGCACTGATCTGGGCGATGCTCGCAGCATGTTTCTTTGGAATTACATGCGCTCCGCATTTGTCGCAGATTCTCTTTCCAGAACCTTGCGTTATGCGATTTAAGACGCCTACCGATCTGTGCATTTTTACCCCGGCTGTCAGATTGGAGGTAGGAGTATTTGCCGGGTCGATTGGCGCACTACTTGCTTTTTTCGCGACGAAAGTCGGATTTTCCGTGCTTAAAAAATTCAGATAGCCATCCAGCATAGAATCGAAGAGCCCGGCCAAGCGCCGGGTTTTTTTGTGCCCAAGATTTCCCCAAGCCCTCAGAGCCTCTGACTTGTCACGCTGATGAGGGGCCTATTCAGGGCCTCGGCACTTGCTGGGGCCTTTTCGTTTTCGGCTCCACCACACCCTTCGCTCTGAGCTGGGAGTGCTGCTGGAGCCGGATTTATCAATCTCCCCGAGGGGAGCAACCCGGATGCCTACCATGCCTGACAAGCCAGACACATGGGCCAAGATCTGGCTGGCGTTGAGCAATCCGCTCTGGCAGGGCGCAATCATGGCCATCACAGTATCGTTGCTTCGAGTCATGTACGACGCGAAGGAAACCAGTAAGCGTCGGATCTTGTTCGAATCGCTGATCTGCGGATCGCTGAGCCTTGTCGCGTCCAGCGTGATCGAGTGGATGACCTGGCCGCCCAGCCTTTCGGTTGCTGCTGGAGGGACTATCGGGTTCCTCGGCGTGACCGCCATCCGCGAACTGGTGACCCGCTTCCTGGGCCGCAAGGCGGATTCAGTATGAAGGCCTTCGCTGCTGCAATCATCATCGCCCTGGTCGGCCTGCTGCTCGTTGGCATCCAGCAGTCACGCGTCGTCGCCCTACGCGGGGAGGTGGCCTTCGAAGCCGGCGAGAAGAAGAAGGCGGTCGACGCCAACCTCGAAAGCCAGGCGACCATCACTACGCTGCGCGCTGAAGCAAAGCGAAATGCTGAATACCAGGCAGACCTGGCAAAGCGCCTCAAGGCCAGCCAGGACAAAGCCAAGAAGGCGGAGAAGAACTTTGAAAACCTCAAGCGCAACAGCAAGCCTGTTCGTGACTGGGCTGCTCAGCCTCTTCCTGACGGCCTGCGCGGCAAAGCCGGTGGTGGTAACAAAGACCCAGGCCGTAAGAATTGAAGCCCCTGAGCTGATCCCATGCGAGCGCATCGACGACAGCGACGAAAACCTTGGTCTCAATGGTGACTTGTGGGAGCTGAAAGACAAGGCGGTCCGGCTGCTGGACACCTGCGCAGATCAGGTTGACGCCCAGATCCTCCGAAGCCAGAGCAAGTAATCCGCGCCACGTTTTCGAATGCGCCAAATCGTGGCGCGGGAAAGATCACATGAAAGTAATCGTAACCAAGCTACTGGGATCGGCTGAATTCGAGTTCCTGCGTGAGGGTGTGGTCGTTCACCGTGAGCGGTTCTTCGGCAAGGTCACCACCGAGTACCGACGCACCATTGCGTTTAGTGAGACGTTCGACGCACACCGGTGCCGGTTTGTTACGGCCATGCCTGCTGATCGGGCGTTCCAGTACGAGCTAGCGCCGTGAGCAACTTAACTCGCCTGCGGCACGTGCTGCCAATGAGTCCGGACATCAACGCTGCGGTAAGCGCTCTCGACAAGGCCATTGCTGATGACATGGACGTTGCCAAGAAATCGGGGCTGCCGTAGATCCTAAACGTTGGACTGTTTCACGGGCAGGCGTATGGCGAGTCAGCCTTGATATCTAAATGATCATTTCTCGGGTCTAGACCGTTTTGCGATTAAGCTTTCTCTTTTCAAAGCTACTGCAAGCATGACCGTCGCCGTGAGTGCTGGCATCAGAAAAATGTACATTGTGTTCTGAATATTTTGACCAATCCACGCCCAGATCACACCCCATATCCCAGTGGCTACAACTCCAACGACCAAAATGCTCTTGTTCTGTATTTTTGGAGCGGAGGACATTGAGATCTTGTAGATCTTCCAATTTGTCCAAAGGCAGAAGACTGAAATCGATATGGCGCCGAGTACTGGGGGCAACATGGTCCAACCTTCTGGCAGGGAGCCTATCGCTCCGGCGAGGAAAAAGAAGGCGCCCCAAATAAAAATCAAAGTTACCGGCAACAGTCCCGCAATAGCGCTGATGGTCAGAAAGATTCGGAGTTTCGTAAGGCTATTCAACGTTCCCCTCCAAGGGCTCCTGTGCTCCAACTACTTATTCGTAATCTCTGCATGTGGCCATTATTTAACTTTAAGGTGAATTATGGACCGGCCGATGCCGCCAGCGTCAACGCTTGAACTGTCCGACCTCTCCAACTTCGGTATCCGCCTGACACCGGCTCCTGAAGTATGGGAATGGCTCCAAGCCGAGATCCTTGCCGACACCGGCAGCATTCACAACGAAGACCATGCTCACCTACTGGATGCAGACATCCGGATCATGTGGGCGTCGTCGAGCTTCACCAAGCAGGGCCGCACAGTCCTGGGGCAGGCCGAACAGGTAGCGTTCCGCGCGGGTGGCTGGCAGAAAGCCCGGATGGAGCAACAGATGCGTGATTGGTTCGGCGATGTGCCGGCTTTCATCATCACTCTGGCTGCCGACTACTGCGCCCAGTGCAGCGACACCGACTTCTGTGCCCTGGTAGAGCATGAGCTGTATCACATCACCCAGGCGAAGGATCAGTACGGTGCACCCAAGTTCACGCAGGAAGGATTGCCCAAGCTGGAGATGCGCTCACACGACGTCGAAGAGTTCGTCGGTGTGGTTCGCCGCTATGGTGCGAGCCCTGACGTTCAAGCGTTGGTAGATGCTGCAAACAGTCCTGCTGAGGTGGGGAAATTGAACATTGCGAGGGCCTGCGGAACCTGTCTGCTCAAGTCGGCCTGATTCCATGACAGGTATTGACGGATGACAACCATATGGCAGTACTACGAAGCGAGGTCAAAGCCTTCATCGTTCAGGCTCTGGCCTGCTTCGATACGCCGTCCCAGGTGGTAGCAGCGGTCAAGACAGAATTCGGGATTGAGATCACCCGACAGCAATGCGAAACGCACGACCCGACAAAGTTTGCCGGGCAGAAGCTCGGCAAGACCTGGGTGGACCTGTTCCACGCTGCTCGCAAGCGATTCCGTGAAGAGACAACCGATATCCCCATTGCCAATCGCGCGTACCGACTTCGCGGTCTTGGGCGGCTGGCCGAGAAGGCTGAGAGCATGCGCAATCTGGCGCTGACTGCTCAGTTGTATGAGCAGGCCGCCAAAGAAGTGGGCGATGCCTACGTGAATCGCCGCCTTGAACCTGAAAAGCCTTTGGGCTCCCACGCTGACCAGCAGCACGCCGTTGCTGAGTACACCCTGGAGCCTGATGAGAATGTCCCCGCTGCCCCGTACCTATGACCCGCCGGTAAAGCTGACGCCGAAACAGGCGAACATTTACTGCTGGGGCTTCCAGCCTCAGGCGCGTTTCCGCGATGCTGTATGTGGTCGACGGTTCGGCAAGACATTCTTGGGCAAAGCTGAGATGCGCCGCGCAGCTCGCCTGGCTGCTGAGTGGGGCGTGAGCGTCGAGGACGAGATCTGGTACGGCGCGCCTACGTTCAAGCAGGCCAAGCGCGTGTTCTGGCGCCGGCTGAAGCAGGCCATCCCCGAAGCATGGCGCGCGCACCGTCCGAACGAAACTGAATGCTCGATCACGCTCAAGTCTGGCCACGTCATGCGTGTGGTAGGGCTCGACAATTACGACAACTTGCGCGGCTCCGGTCTGTTCTTCGTCTTGGTGGATGAGTGGGCGGACTGCCCGTGGGAAGCATGGGAAGAAGTCCTTCGGCCGATGCTCTCGACCTGCCAATACTCGATACCGGGCATCGGTATGCGAAAAGGTGGTCACGCGCTGCGCATCGGCACGCCGAAGGGCTTCAACCATTGCTACGACACGTTCCTTGATGGCCGGCCAGGCCATGAGCCCGATCACAAGAGTTGGCTCTACACCTCGCTCGACGGTGGCAACGTTCCGGCTGAAGAGCTGGAAGCTGCCCGCCGCAAGATGGACCCTCGGACCTTCCGGCAAGAATACGAGGCCAGCTTCGAGAACTACCAGGGCGTCGTCTACTACACGTTCAATCGTGAGGCGAACCGAACCAGCGAGACGATCAAGCGCGGCGAGGCGCTGCACATCGGCATGGACTTCAACGTCATGAAGATGGCCGCCGTGGTGCATGTCATCCGTGACGATTTGCCATTGGCCCTCAGCGAGTTCTCCGAGGTGCGTGACACACCGGAGATGATCGAGAAGATCAAGCTTCGCTTCCCTGATCACAGCATTGCGATCTACCCAGACGCCAGCGGCCAGAACACAAGCAGCAAGAGCGCGAGCGAGTCTGATCTATCACTGCTCAGGAAGGCTGGTTTCACCGTAGTGGTGGATTCGACCAACCCCGCGGTAAAAGACAGGGTTAACGCCATGTGCGCAATGTTCGCCAACACGTATGGCGAGCACCGCTACCTGGTCAACGTTGACCAATGCCCGAAATATACGCAGTGCCTGGAGCGGCAGATCTACACGGACAAGGGTGAGCCCGACAAGAAGGCCGGATACGACCACCTCGTGGACGCCCCTGGCTACTTCATTGCCAAGCGCTACCCGATCAAAACACGCACAGGCGGAACACGCCGAATTGGAGGCTTGGCCTGATGCCAGTGCAATCGACAAACCCCGACTACGACGCGCACATCGCGGAGTGGGAGATGATGGACGACGCGCTCGAGGGTGAGTGCGCCGTGAAGCGCAACGAGCGCAACCTGCCCAAGCCGAGCGGTATGGTTGAGGCCGAGAAGATCGACGCCGCGGGCAACAAGTACCTCTACGAGAACTACACCAGCCGGGCTCAGTACGAGCATTGGGTGCGCGACTCGTTGCGTTCGATGATGGGGCTGGTGTCTCGGCTGATTCCTGAGATCGAACTACCGTCTGGCCTGAAAGGGCTGGAGGACAACGCCACAGCCGACGGCTTCGGCCTGAAGCAGTTGTTCTTCCGGATGGTGCGCCAGGCCATTTCCCACGGCCGGGTACCGCTGGTGGTGAACATCGACGAGAGCGGCGAGCCATACTTCTCGACGTACGCCACCCGCAACGCCATAAATTGGGACACTGCTGATCAGGGCGGACGGCAGGATCTGGTCCTTTCGGTGTTCCGCGAGTTTCGCAAGAAGGGCGGCGATCGCTACAGCCACGATTGCGACACGGTTTTCCGGGAGTTCTTCATGCTGGGCGATGTTTGCTACACCTCGGTGCGAAATGAAGGCGGCGAGCTGGTCGAGGACGAAAAGCCGCTGGGCACCACCGGAACTGACAACCGCTTGGTCAAAGGCCTGCCATACCTGCCCGTGATCTACTGCGGTTCGACCGACAACTCCCCGGATGTTGATGAGGTGCCGCTGCTGACCATGGCGCGGTCCGCATTGAAGTCCTACCAGATCAGCGCTGACTACTTCAGCTCTCTGCATCAGACCAGTCACCCGCAACCGTGGGTTTCCGGTCTGGATGAGGCTGTAGAGCTGAGTGTGACTGGTCCTTCGGCAGCATGGGACCTTGGCCCAAGCGGCAAGGCTGAATATCTGGAGTTCAAGGGCACCGGCATTGAAGCCAACCGCAAAGCGATGGATGACCAGAAGAACGCCGCGCTTGAGGCAGGCGCCAAGGTCATGGACGTGGCCGGCACTGAGTCGGGCGAGGCGCGCAAAACGCGTCAGAACGACCAGCACGCCACGTTGCACAGCATCGTCATCACGGTGGCCGAGGCGGTGGAGCAAGGCTTGCGGTACGCAGCCGAGTGGAAGGGCTACGACCCCAAGCAGGTCAAGTTCAAGGTAAATCCTGAGTTCGTGACCCCGGTGGTCGACGCCCAAGTGCTCGCCGAACTGCTCAAGGGCGTGATGGCCGGCACGATCAGCGCCGACACCTACTGGCAGTACCTCACCACCGGCAAGCTGCCGGAGCGCCCATACGAAGACGAAGCCGAACTGATCAGCGATGAGCGCGAGTCGGCCGGCATCAACTTGGACAAAGACGATGCCAACGACAAACCTGGTGCAGGCGGACAGCCAACTGCTGGAGCAGACGACGCGCCACTCGGTAATGCTGGAGCGGCTTAAGGCCGGCGAGGTCAAGAAGTTCGAGAAGTACCTACGCCAGATCGATAAGCTGGTGCGGGATCAACTCACCCGCAAGGAACTGACCACTTACAGCCGGGACCGCCTTGAGCAGTTCCTGGCCCGTGTGGACGGCAAGCTGCTGGAGATCTACAAGGCCTACCGCGACCTGGTGCAGGCCGATCTGGTCGACATCGCGCTGTATGAGTCGAGCTTTGAGGCCAAAAGCCTGAGCAATGCGCTCTCTATCGACGCTGTGGTGCCGACCAACACGGTGATCCGCGCTGCGGTGTTCTCCTACCCGCTACAGGTGAAGGGCATCGACGGCGGCAAGCTGCTGAAGAGCTTCGTCAGCGGCTGGACGCGGACCGAGACGATGCGCGTCACCAACACGATCCGGCTCGGCTTCGGCCAGGGCCAGACCAACGCCCAGATCATCCAGGCGATTCGCGGTACGGCAGCGCAGAACTTCACTGACGGCGTCTTGGCGGTGAGCAACCGCAATGCTGCCGCCGTGGTGCAGACGGCAATCCAGCATGTGGCCACGACGGCACGAATGGAGACGCTGAAGGCCAACAGCGACGTGGTGCTGGGCTATCGCTGGGTGTCGACGCTCGATCGCAAGACCTCGCAGCAGTGCAAGGGCCTGGATGGGATGCGCTTCGACCTGGGCAAAGGTCCGCTGCCACCGGCGCACATCAACTGCCGATCAACTACCGTGCCGACCACCAGGCTTTCGGAGATGTTCGCGAAGGACGCCACGCGCGCCTCGGTGGGCGATAACGGCGGGGCCCAGGTCGACGCAGGTCTGAATTATTACGAGTGGCTAGCAACGCAACCGGCGAGCTTCCAGGATCATGCGCTCGGGCCGGTCCGGGGCAAGTTGTTCCGCGATGGAGGGCTGACGCCGGAGAAATTCGCCAAGCTGCAGCTCGACAAGTCCTTCAAACCGCTGCCCCTCGCCCAACTGAAAGAAGTCGAGCCCGACATGTTTACCCGAGCAGGCGTTACACTCGGCGCTCCATCAGGTTGAGATAGCACATGCAGATCATCGTTGAGGATGGGAAGGGCAGGCCAGACGCCAATAGCTTCGTGCCGCTGGAGAAGCTGACCTTCTACCGCGACTACTACGGGTTCCGGATACCTGAAGCAGAGGCTAAACAGGTCGAACTGCTGCTGCGCGCTGCGGCCGACATCAATGGTCGCCAGTGGAAAGGGCGAAAGGCCAATCCCGACCAGGTTATGGCCTGGCCACGGCGTGATTGCAAAATCGAATATCAGACGCTGTCCGAGACGTTCGTGCCCTTTGAGGTTGAGTGGGGCCAAGTACGGCTGGCGGTCGAGCTGTATGCAGCAGAACAGGGCTTCCAGATCGAAGAGCCGACGCATTGCATTGAGTCCAATGGTCGTCGCACTCGACTCAATCGCGATACGCCTGGCTTTCGCATGCGACCGCCGCCGTACGCACCGAGCAGGACACAGTTCGCCGATTACCTGATAATGCGAGGATTGCATTTAGTCGCTAAGGAATAGCCGATGTTCAAATTGCTGCGGTGGGCATTTCTGCTCGTAGTATTCATCACCGTTATTGGCTTCGTTTTTTTGCTCGGGCTCTCTTTTGGCCTCAGCAACAACCACGACAAGTTCATTACAGAGACCGTGCCTGTCCTATCAATGCTTGGCGGATGGGTTGCCGGCATTGGCGCACTGGCAGCAGTTCTCACCACTCTTTGGCTGGCTGATAAACAACGCAGAGAGGATGTTGAAAATCTCCGGGTTTCTGTTCGGTCGGCCATCACCAATACTGGAGAAGAGGGTTGGTTCATTGCTCTCGGGATCACATCAGATGGAAAGCGTCCGGTGAAGGTGACAGGCGTTTCGGTACAGTCGTCCCATGCGAGAAGTTACCTACATATCCACCAATTTTGGCTGGGGAGTCACCCGCTGCCAGCGGCGATGACCTATGGCGATAGTATTTCCCTGCATTTGACGCCAGGGTTTGACCGGCAGATCAATAGATACGTTGAACAATACTGCCGTGGAAAAGCTTCAGGATTGAAATTTGTCGTTAGCACTACGTTGCATGAGTTCAAGGCCTCCATAGACAAGAATATGCTCACCTTGAGCAACTGAACCAAAAACAGATTCATACCAACCTCGGCCATGCCGGGGTTTTTTTATGCCTGCAAAGCGGGCCGACCAAACCCAAGGGGTGCACCAAGTGGCAGACGAAAACCAGATTGATCTTGAAGACCCGGCAGTAAAAACCGCCATTGCCGCCGCAGTGGATGCAGCCACAATGGGACTCAAGAACAAAAACACCGAGCTGCTTGGCTCGCTCCGGACCACCAAGACCGAGCTGGACGGCTTCAAGTCCCAGTTCGAAGGCCTGGACATTGCATCAGTGAAAGGCCTGCTTAATAAGGTTGGTCAGGATGAAGAGACCAAGCTGATCGCCGAGGGCAAGCTGGACGAGGTCATCACCCGCCGCACAGAGCGCTTGCGCACCGACTACGACACCAAGCTGGCCGCCGAGAAAGCCCGTGCCGACAAGGCTGAGCAATTCGCAGCTAAGTACAGCGACAAGGTGCTGGCTGATTCAATCCGCGCCGCTGCCATCAAAGCCGGCGCGCTCCCAGAGGCCGCCGAGGACATCATCTTGCGCGCCCGGGGCACTTTCAAACTCAGTGAAGACGGTGAGGCAATTGCCACCGACCGTGATGGCGAGGTCGTTTACGGGAAGGACGGGAAAACCCCGCTGTCACCGCTCGAATGGGCGGAATCCCTGCGTGAAACAGCAACACACCTGTGGCCAAGGGCTCAGGGCGCCGGGCAGACCGGCGACAACGGTGGCAAGGCCACGAAAAAGTGGGGCGAGTACACGGAAACCGAACGCGCTGCGATCGCCCGTGACAATCCCGATCTCTTCAAGAAAATCCAGGCCACCAAAGGAACCTAATCCATGCCAACTACCCAATTGACCGACATCTTCGTCGGCGACTACTACGCCTCCCTGGCGCCGGTTAACAGCCCGGAAAAGACCGCTGTATACGAGTCGGGCATCGTGACTCGCTCTCCTGTGCTGGACGCGATTGCTTCCGGCAGCCAGGGCACCGCTGAGATCAGCTACTGGCAGGATCTCAACGCCGATGAAGCGCCGAACATCAGCAATGACGACCCGAATGACCAGGGCGAAGTCGGAAAGGTCACCCAGGACAGCATGCGTGCCCGGGTTCTGTACCTCAACAAAGGCTACGGTGTTACTGACCTGACCGCTGAACTTGCGAACAGCGAGCCTCAGCAGCAGATCCGCAACCGCTTCGGCACCTATTGGACCCGCCAATGGCAGCGTTACACCTTGGGCGCTGCGCGCGGCATCATCGCCTCGAATATCGCGAACAACGGCGGTGACATGGTCATCGACGCGGGCGCGACCGTCAGTGCGAACGCCTTCCAGGATGCCGCGTTCACCGCCGGCGATGCCGCTGACCAGTTCGGCGCGATCGGCGTTCACTCAGTGGTGATGAACCAGATGGTCAAGCAGGACCTTATCGAGTACCTGCGTGACTCGGACGGCAAGATCATCCTGGCCACCTACCTCGGCAAGCCGGTGTTCATGGACGACGCCCTGGTGTACGGCGCGGGCAAGTACTTGTCCGTGTTCTTCGGCCAGGGCGCTTTCGGCTACGGCGAAGGCACGCCGAAAGTGCCGGTCGAGCTCGAGCGTAAGCCCGGCGGAGGTAACGGCGGCGGTGCCGAAGTGCTGTGGGAGCGGAAGACTTACATCCTCCAGCCTGCCGGCTTCAGCTGGAAGGGTTCCGAAGCTCAGAACCTCAGCCCAAACGCGACTCAGTATGCCTCCGCGGGCAACTGGGAGCGTGTATTCAGCCGCAAGCAGGTCCCGTTCGCCGCTGTGATCAGCGGTACCACCACGCCGTAATCCGGCCCACACAGCCTGGCGCCCTTATGGCGCCGGGATGCTTTTGAGGTGACTCATGAAAGTAATCTACACGGACAAGCCGGGCAAAGAGCGCGGCGTGTGCTACCGCCTGCTGAGCGAATTCTTCGGTGTCATCGGTTCCGCTACCGAGGTGGTGGTTGATGGCGATGCCCCGGACATCTTCGACGCCTACCAAGCGGCCGGCATCAAGGTGTCCGACGGCAAAGATTCAGAGATCAAAGAAACCGATCCTCTGAAAATGAAGGTCCCCGAGCTGAAAGAATGGCTGACCGAGAAGGGCATTGCCTTCGACCCGTCCGCCAAGAAAGAAGACCTGCAGGCCCTGGTGCCAGCGGAATAAGGACAAGCACATGACCGACTTCATCACCATTGCCGATGTTGACGCCCAGCTCGGTCCTGACTGGTCCGGCACCGGTGATCCGGTCCTTGCTGTGACTATGGCAAACGCCTGGCTCACAGCCAAGATTAAGCGGGCTGTTCCTGATCCGGTTCCGGCCGAGATCAAAACAGCCGGCGCCCAGGTTGCCAAAGAGGCAGCGGCGGGCAAGCTGTTCACGGCCACGCAAAAGGAAGTGCAGAGCAAGACCGTATCCGCGCAGTCCGGCACGTCTGTGAGCAAGACCTACGTGGCAGGCTCCACCGATCAGTCAGCCGGCGTCAACTTCGCCATGGTGCTGCTGGAACCGTGGATCAAGCGCTCCAGCGTGATGATGCTGAAAAGGATCTGATCATGGGCATGCGTGAAGAGATCCAGGCCGAATTGGCCGAGTCGTTCGACGATCCTGATGGATTGGCCGACGCGGTTAAACCCGTGACGGGCGTGCGCAAGATCGCGGGCGAGTATGACCCTGACCTGGGCGGCGAAACGCCAGACAGCACCGTCACTTACAGGGGGCGCGGTGTTCTGGGCAGCTACCTGTCCAAGGAAATCGACGGTTCCCTCATCCAGACTACCGACAAGAAGCTGCTGGTGCTGCAAAACGAACTGTTCGTGTCGGAGGCCGGTGTGCCAACGACGGTACCGGCTACCCCAGCCATTGGCGACATCATCAACGACCTGCGGGTGATGAAAGTGTCCGCCGATCCGGCTGATGCAACGTGGACGGCCCAGCTGAGGAAGTGACATGGCGAACAAGTACGCGAGCATGAACGGCAGCTTTGCCGAGAACATTCGAGACTTCGCTGAGCGAGCCCAGGCTGGTATCGATGCAACCATCCGAGAGATCGTTATCGAGATCGGCAGCAGCGTTATCCGAATGTCGCCGGTGGGCAATCCAGAGATCTGGTCGGTGAACGTCGCTCATCGACAGAGCAACACCCGGGCGGCCGATGACTACGACTTCAATGTCGCGGTGCGCAACACGATCATCAACCTCAACGAATCAAACTTCACGAAGGCCGGCAAGCTGCGGCGCGGGGTCAAATACGCCAAGCCCCTGACCAAGACCGAGCGCGACCAGAACTTCAACGTGAACGGTTTGGTGGCAGGCAAGGACTACGTTGGCGGCCGGTTTCGGGGGAACTGGCAGTTTTCCATCGGCACGCCGGCGGAGGGCACGCTTGATCAGGTCGATCCGGCTGGTGGCGTGACGCTGGCTAAGCTGCGACTGCAGGTCCAGGCACTGACGGCTGGCGAAACGGCCTACATCGTCAACAACCTGCCGTATGGCATCCCGCTGGAGTATGGGCATTCAACCCAGGCACCCGGCGGCATGGTCCGGATCACTCTGGCCCGCTTCCAGCAGATCGTCGACGAAGCCAGAAGGAACAACCAGGTATGAGCCACGCCATTATCGCGTCGATCTACGAGGCCAAGTTACTTGCCTGGAGCAAGGCGCGGGCAGAGCCGATCAAGGTCGTGTTTGAGAATATCCAGTATGACCCTGCGGACGGCGAGACCTACCTACGGGCATTTGCGCTCCCAGGCGATACCGCAAGTAGCACGCTTGCCGGAGATCACCGCGCTTTCATCGGCGTCTACCAGGTCAGCATTGTGGCTCCGGCTAATACCGGGAAGACAAAAACGAACCCGCTTGTGGGTGAGCTGAGCGCACTGTTTCCACTGTACGCGAGAGACACGAAGGCGGGCGTCACCGTCGTCACGATGTCATCGGCAGACCCTGGCCCTGGTATAACCGATCCACCCACGTTCACCGTACCTGTGTCGTTCGAATACCGAGCAGACACCGTTTAGCCAGGATCAAACGGGCGAGTAGGCGTCCCTTGATGGAATAGCATTTGCCAGACTCCAGCCTCAAGCTTCCAGATTGAAGATCTCCGTGCGTATTGCCTTGGTGCTCCGTCGCGGCTGGATTGGGAGGCTTCGTATACCAGTAGACAAGCGTCCTTAGATATCACGGTCAGTTTGAAATTTCGCGCCAAGATATCAACGCGAGACCTTTGAAGCGGCAAGCTTTCAACGGTATCAGCTTTTGAATAGAAGGCCCCTGAACTACCAATTTCATGGAAGTCTTTGTGCAATAGACGATTGAGTTGCTCAGGGTCATTTCGGACACTTGCTTGATGCAAGCTGATCTCCATGTCTTGAAGCAGGTTGAGTAGCGAGACCTCTGTCACCTTGTTTTTCCCCTTTGCTCCATTCCAGATTTACCTGATTAGCACTTCCACCGCCCATAGGGCAAACCCAATAACCCGCCTCTGTGCGGGTTTTGTCATTTCTGAAAAGAGGAAATACCCATGGCCGTCTTTCTGCCGAATGGCTCTACCGTTGTCGTCGCATCCGGCTACGGCAATCCGATCGTCGTCACTGCGATCTCCAATGCTCTTGAAGCCTCGGTATCGGCGGCGGCTCACGGCCTCAAGGCTGGCGATTTTGTCGAGGTGACGTCTGGCTGGGCCCGACTGAACAATCGCGTGCTGCGCGTGAAAACTGCTACCGCCGACGCGTTTGTCCTTGAAAAGGCAAACACTCTCAACGTAGCGCGCTATGTTGCGGGCGGCGGCGCTGGGTCTGTGCGCAAGATCACGGACTGGGTGCCCGTCAGCCAGGTGACGGAATCCGCGAAGTCCGGCGGTGATCAGCAGAACGCAACCTACTCCTTTCTTGAAGAGGATGACGAGCATCAGATCCCGACGACCAAGTCGGCGATCGCGTTCACGCTCACTCTGGCTGACGATCCCGATTTGCCTCACAACGACGTGCTGATTGAGGCAGATGACGACAAGAAGCCTCGCGCCGTGAAGGTGAACCTCGCCGCTGGCGGCTGCATCGTTTACAACGCCTACGCCTCGTTCGACAACGTGCCGTCCCTCAACAAGAACAACATCATGACCGTCACCGCAGTGTTTGCAGTCGTCGCCAAATTCATTCGCTACGCGTCGTAAGGGAAGGGCTCATGGCTAAGTTCAAGTTGATCCAGAAGCCGACCTTCAAGGCGGCGGTGATGATCCAGCGTGCCGGTTATAGCGCCGAGAAGGTGGAGTTCGAGTTCAAGTACCTGGATCGCACCGCGCTCGCCGAGCTGTACACCGGCTGGAACGAGCGGCACGACGAGCTGAGCAAGCAGTTAGGAGACATGGACCTCAAGGCATTCACGGCTGCTCAGATCGATCTGCAGGCCGACCAATTGCTTGATGTCGTCGTCGGCTGGGATATCGAGGAAAAGTTCACGCCTGAAAACGTACGCATCCTCGTCAACTCCATTAACTCGGCCCCCAAGGCCGTGCTGAATGCCTACGCCGAAGCCTTCAACGAAGCCCGCCTGGGAAACTCCTAAGCGCTGCACGCGCGCTCTATGAGCCGACGCTGGAGGGCACGGATGCCTTCGGCTTCACTGCGGCCGACTACTCCACAGAGATCGGCATCTGGCCCGACAACTGGGACGCCTTCAAGGTCTTTGAGGCAATGAGCACACAGTGGCGAACAGGCGCGTGCGGCGTGACAGGCATGGACTACAGCGTTCTCTCCGGGGTTATTCGGATGTGTGGCGTACCGATCAGCCAGCGACAAACCATTTTCAGCGACTTTCGCCGTATGGAGGCTGAAGCCCTGCAGGTGATGGCGGAACAGAGAGAAAACAAATGAGCACCAACTTCGCTTCCCTGGGTATTGCTGTCGAGTCGTCACAGGCCGCAAAGGCTGCTGATGATCTTGATAAGCTAGTCGATTCCGCTGAAGGCGCCCAGAAGGCCATTGATGACCTGGGCACAACGGGCGAAGGCCTGGCCGACACCGGTAAAAAGGTTTCCCAGGCCGAAGCGGATGTTGCGCAAAGCATCGATAAATCAACGGCAGCGAGGGGTCGGCAAGCTGGAGCCAGTCGCAAGGCAGCTGACAGCGCAGTCGCGGAAATCTCCGTCATCAGCCAGCTAGACAAGGCTATGACGGGCAATATTTCGAGCATGGAGTCGCTGGTTCAAGCCGAGGGTTTGCTGGAGCGCGCCCGCAAGGGCGGCTTGGTCACCATCGAAGAGCAGGCGAAATATCAGGATCAGCTGGGAAAGGCCTACGACAAGATTGAAAAGGCAGAAGCCAAAGAGCTGGCGCAGAAGCAGAAGCTGATCGAAGCGGAAAATCGTCAGATTGAGGCGCTGAAGCGTACCGTCAACGGGATTGACCCGGTAACCGCCAAGTTGGCGAAGCTTGAGGCTCAGGAGAACGCGCTCAATAACCTGCATAAAGCTGGTCAGATCGATGCAGAGCGCTACAACGAGGCTCTGGCTAAGATCGGGAAGGACCGGTCGGGGCTTACTGAAGCCGCTAGCGCTTTCGACAAGCTGAAGCTCGGTACCCGTCAAGCTCAAGAAAACGTCATGCAGTTGGCTAACGCCATCCAGGCAGGCGATCTGGGCAGTGGGGCGCGTGCGATCGCTCAGCTGGGGGCTGGCGCCGGTGAATCGGCGAAAAGCCTGGCAGGGATGCTGATTCCGGCCGGCCTGCTGGTCGCTGTACTCGGCTCGGTTGGCTATGCCTACTTCGATGCGATGAAGCAGGCGCGAGAGTTCAATGCTGCGATCAACGGCGGCACGAATGGCGCGGGGCAAGCTATTGCCAGCCTGAAGGATATGGCCGACGGCGTTGGGCGTGTTACCGGTAACCTGTTCGGTGCGCGAGAGGCCGTTGTTTCGCTTGCGTCTGGCGCGGCCACCAGCGGCACCCAGATCCGCAATTTGGCTGAAGCTGCAGCGGCAGTCAGCGAAGTTACCGGTCAGGGGGCGGGCGAACTCGCCAAGTCCTTTGCCACCGCTGGCGATACAGCAACTGAAGCCGCCAGCAAAATCAGCAGTCAGTACGGATTGATCACCCTCGAGCAGTACCAGGTGATCAAGGGGCTGGATGACCAGGGCGACAGCCAGCGTGCCTTGGATGTGCTCAGCGAAGATTTGAACCAGGCCGCGTTGACGCGCCTGAAGACTTATCGCGAATCGTTATCCGACGTGGAGCGCGACTGGGACAGGATCAAGAACGCCATCAAGGGCGCGTACGCAGAAGTCCGGTCGGAGATATTCCCTGACCTGGCCAAGCAGATCGAGATCACCCAGCGTGTTCTTGATACCCGCAAGAGCGGCGGAATTGCTGGCGCCATCTCTAACGGTCTCAGTTCCTTGAACTCGGCTCTTGGTCTGGGCACCGGTGAGCATGACGACTCAACTGAGGCGCTTGAGAAAAAACTTGCCGAGCTGAAGGCCAGACAGACTGCCAGCTCTAACCTGGCAATTGTCACCGGTGAGAACGCCGACGCTAACCAGAAGGCAATCGAGGCTCAGAAAGCGCTGGATGCGCAACTAGACAACGTCAACCCTCTGAATAAGCGCAAAGCGGGACTGGAGAAGCTGAACAACCAGTTCAAAGCGCTTTACGAGAATGCAGAAAAGGCAGGGCAAAAGTCGCCACTGCTTGACGGTGTGAGCTACGACGGCAAAAAGTTTTCCGGTGGTGCGTACGACATTCTTTTGAAAGGCATTGAGGATAAAAACAAGGACCCGAAAACCGCCGCCACCCAAGTTGATCTGACCAGCTTCAACAACGCCAAGAACGACTTGGCGGCGATCACCGACACCTACAAAAACTACCAGAAGGAACTGGAGGCGGCCCAGAAGGCTGGCCTACTGTCTGAGGAAGACTATCTGCTGCGGCGCCAGGCGTTGATCGGGAATCAGCTCGACCAGACAACGGCAGCCTACGAAGCAGAGATTGCGGCGCTTGAGGCCGCCAAGGGCAAGAAGTCCACGTCGGCTGCGCAAAGCATCCAGCTGGACCAGAAGATCGCCGACGCGCGCGCCGGATTGGTTAAAGCGCAGAAGGATGCCAACAGCCAGCTTGAAGTGCTCGCCACCAACGAAACCGGGCGCCTGGCAAAGCAGGAGCGGGCGATCAGCACGTACGTGCAGGCGCTGGGGCAGCAACAGCGGGCTTTGGAACTGGCAGGCCAGCGCGCAGTGCTCGGCGTTGGGCAGGGCGATCGACAGAACGCACTCAGCGGCGAACTGAACAGCCAGCAGGACCGGTTTGCTCAGCAGTCGCTGGAGCTCGCCAATCAGAAGTCTGATCCGTCGCGCAACATGTCGGAGGAAAAGTTTAAACGGAAGTCGCAGGCGCTCGCAGACGCGAACAAGGCCGCGACGGACCAGATCCGGCAGAACTATGCGGATGTGGAGAACGCCGAGGGCGATTGGACGAAGGGCGCAACGGCAGCCTGGGATAACTACCTGGATTCGGCGCGCAACATCGCCGGGCAAACCAAAAGCCTGTTCGGCAACGCCTTCAGTTCCATGGAGGATTCCATCGTCAACTTTGCCATGACCGGTAAGGCGTCGTTCTCGGACTTCGCCAAATCGATCCTGGCGGACATGGCGCGCATTGCGACACGGCAGGCAAGTTCGGCACTGCTGGGCAGTCTGGTTGGCGCGGCGGCGAGTTACTTCGGTGGCAGCGCGGCCGGCGGCGGCAATGGCATGGCCGCCGGGTCTGCCGGTGCCACGTCGTCAAACCTCGGTGCCTCTTCGGCCGGCTACTCCAGCACCTACTTCCCGCAAGCCAAGGGCGGCGCGTGGTCGGGCGGTGTGCAGATGTTCGCCGATGGCGGTGCGTTCACGAACTCCATCGTCAGCAAGCCCACGGCTTTCGGGATGGCCAATGGCAAAACCGGCGTCATGGGTGAGGCAGGGGAGGAAGCAATCATGCCGCTGACCCGGACGTCGAGCGGCAAGCTCGGGGTTATGGCCATGGGCGGCGGCGGGACTGGCGGAACGCAGATCAATGTCGAAGTGCATATCGATGGCGATGGCAACGCTACCTCCTCGGCTGATGCACCTGGCTATGACCTCTTCGGCAAGGAGCTGGCGACGTTCGTAGAGCAGAAGTATCAGGAGCTGCGGAGCAGGGACATGCGCCAGGGCGGCGTCATCAACAAAGCAATTAAGGGGCGCTGATGGCTATTGAACGATTCAGATGGGCGACGGAGAAGGGCGCGGAGGGCGATATTGCCCAGCGCGTCCGCTCCAAGAAGTTCGGAGATGGCTACGAGCAGTCGGTCGAGGATGGTCTCAACAACCGGTCGCAATCCTGGCCGGTAACATTTACCGGCCTGAAGCCGCGCATTAAGGAAATCATGGACTTCATCGACCGACACAAAGGCTCGAAGGGCTTCCTCTGGGAGCCGCCCCTGGGTGAGCTTGGTCTCTACAAGTGCAACGGCTACAAGCCAGTGCACCGTGGCGGCCAGGTCTACGCCATCACCGCGACCTTCCAGCAAACCTTTCATCCCTGAGATAACCACCCATGGAACTGATCACGGACATCCAGAAACTGGAGCCCGGCGGCGAGATTCGCCTGTTCGAAATTGATGGTACCGAGTACGGCGCCGATTACTTGCGCTTCCACGGTCACGCTATCCCGCACACGCCAGAAGAATTACTGGCCTATGAGGGCTCGGAAGAGGATCTGCCCGCCAAGTCGATTATCTGGCAGGGTCAGGAGTACGCGGCCTGGCCGGTGCAGATTGAGGGTATTTCCTCAAGCAGCGATGGCACCGCCTCTCGGCCGACTTTTGCCGCCGGCAACGTCAACGGGCGCGTCACGGCGCTGTGCCTGGCTTTCGAGGACATGCTCAAGTTCAAGCTCACAGTCCGCGAGACCCTGGCCCAGTACCTGGATGCGGCTAACTTCCCTGAGGGCAACCCAACCGCCGACCCCATGCAGGAGGCGCTGGAGATCTGGTACATCGACCAGAAAACCAGTGAAGACGGCGAGGCCGTCGTCTGGGAGCTGTCCTCTCCGGGCGAGATCGATAACCACGGCCTGCCCGGGCGGCAGATGACCACGTTCTGCCATTGGGCCATGACCAATGGTTACCGGGGGCCGGACTGCGGCTATACCGGCGTGGCCATGTTCGACGACGAGGACAACCCCACGGATGACCCGGCCAAGGATCAGTGCAAAGGCTGTCTGTCGTCGTGCAAATTGCGCTTCGGCGAGAACAACGAACTCTCCTTCGGTGGCTTCCCTGCCGTTTCCCTCATAGCCCGGAGCTGACCATGCGCAAACACATCATTGCGTCCATCCAGGCGCACGCGGCGGCGGAATATCCGCGCGAGTGCTGCGGCCTGCTACTGGCCGTCGGGCGAGCGCAGAAGTATTACCCGTGCCGGAACATCGCCACGGATCCGAACGAAGAGTTCAGACTCGATCCCGAGGACTACGCCGCGGCGGAAGACTTGGGCGAAGTGGTCGGCATCGTTCACTCGCATCCGGACGCCACCTGCAGGCCGTCACCGCATGACTTGGCCATGTGCGAAGCCACGGCGTTGCCCTGGCACATTTTGTCGTGGCCCGAAGGCGACGTGCGCACGATCACGCCAACCGGCAGCACGCCGCTACTCAAGCGCCCGTTCGTGCACGGCGCCTGGGACTGCTGGCAGGTTTGCGCTGATTGGTATGCCCGAGAGTGGGGTCTGGAATTCGAAGCCTTCCAGCGCACCGATGGCTGGTGGGAAAGCGCGGGTAACGCAAGCCTCTACGAGCGGAACTACGAGGCCGCCGGCTTCATGCGTGTCGACATGCCACAACGCGGCGACATGATCGTTATGCAGGTCGGCCGGACAGCCCATCCGAACCACGCTGGCATATACCTTGGCGCCGATCCATCGTTGCCTGGCGAGGAATCTTGCGTTGTCGGCCCAGGTCCGTTCCTGCTGCACCACCTATACGGCAGGCCGTCAGAAATTATCGTCTACGGCGGACCCTGGCATGACAGGACGCGCCTGATCCTCAGGCACAAAGACGCGAAACAATCAACATGACGCGGCAGCGCCACCCGGTTGCCACTGGCATTCCATCCACGCTGACCGCTAGGACAGCGGGTAGACTACTTGAAGATGCGAGGGAACTTTTTCTTGCGATAATGTCAATTTGACATGTGTCTGTGCAGCTCGCCAGGGATGCCGACGATGCCGGTCGGATTTCCGGCAAACCAAGGAAGAAAACGATGAAATTGATTTTTGTAGTACTGCTGATGATTAGCGGCTACGCCTTTGCCGGCTGCGCCACCATTGGTGATTCGGACCAGCGCGCTTATTGCAGAGCTAAGGAGGGCAGTGGTACTTGCGGTTCGATCAGTAATCGGGACCTGCGTCATGCCTGCAATGCGGAAACGAACGGAGGTAGCTGCAATAGCATTGATGATCACGATCAGCGCTATTTATGTAATGCAAGAACCAACCATGGTAGCTGCAGTTCGATCAACGATCGGGACTTGCGTCGTGCCTGCAATGCGGAAACGAACGGAGGCAGTTGTAATAGCATTGATGATCACGATCAGCGCTATTTATGTAATGCCAAAACCAATAACGGTACTTGCGGTCCAATCAACGATAGGGACTTGCGTGCGCAATGTGAAGCATTGAAACATTGATTGAAGATCACGAGAGCGGTCTTGGTGCACGAACAATATAAAATGCGACCTCTAATACATCAGTTTCAGCAGCGACGATGCATTGGAAAAGTCACTTTGAGAGAGATTTCGACGTCGGAAATGCTACAGTCCCGCCAAATCAAAGAGGGGACGACATGCGGATTTTGATAGCGGCTGTAGCAGTGGCGATGCTGGCAGGGTGTGCCTCATCGGCAATCTCGGTGCAGGATGCTAAGCCGGTGCCTTCGGATGAGATTTATGCCTTCCAGGCAAAGCCGGCCGGTGAAAGCGGGAAGATCACTGTTGTACGCGACTCCGGCGCTGTTGGCTCAGGGTGCGATATCGTGGTCTATATCGATGGGCGCAAGGCTGCGAAAATCGGTACTGGGCAACGAGCTACCTTTTATCTCCCCCCAGGCTCGCCGAATATCGGCGCCGGTCTCGCCGGATCAGGGCTTTGTGCGGGCGCTGCAATTAGAACCATCTCTGCAACTGTCCAGCCTCGTAAGGAAAGCCTATACCGCATCAGCGGCGATATGGCCGGGTTCTACATTGGTCCCTACGTCGATTACAACTGACAAACGAAAACCATAAAGCCGCCTTCGGGCGGTTTTTTACGCCTGGAGAAATTGATGCAGACCTCAGCGATCAACTACCAAACAATGACGACCATTCGCTTGCATGGACAGCTCCGGCAGTTCGGGAAGTCGTTCAGGCTTGCGGTGAAGTCGCCAGCCGAGGCCATCAAGGCGCTGTGCGTCCAGATCCCCGGCTTTGAGCGGTTTCTATCGAATGCTAAGTCACGCGGGCTTGAATTCGCGGTATTTCGCGACAAGCGCAACATTAGCGAGAAAGAACTGGCCTACCACGGTGCCGGGGATATTCGCATTGCCCCCGTAGTGGTAGGTAGCAAGCGTGGCGGCATTCTTCAGACGATTGTCGGCGCGATTCTGATTGTGGTTGGGGTGGTCTTTTCGGCCACGCCATTCGGTACTCCTCTTATTGGCGCCGGCATCGGGCTCGTTGCTGGCGGTGTTATCCAGATGCTTAGCCCTCAAGCCAGCGGCCTGAAGACTAGTGCTGCCCCCGAGAACACGCCCGGCTATGCCTTCGGCAGCGCCAAGAACACCACCGCTTCCGGTAATCCGGTTCCGCTCTGCTATGGAAAGCGGCGAGTGGGCGGGGCGATCATCAGTGCTGCGATCTACGCCGAAGACCAAATGTAGCCAACATTCGTAGCACCGCAGCCGCCCCCGAGGCGGTTTTTTATTGCCTGGAGAAAAGCATGGGCGCAGCACAGAAGCTCGATATTTACGGCGCCAAGGGTGGCTCCGAGAAGCCAAAAACGCCCACCGAGGCCCCTGACAGCCTGCGCTCTATCGCCATTGCCAAAATGCTAATCGCTATCGGTGAAGGAGAATTCGAAGGCACGCCTACCGCGCGCGATATCTTTCTCGACAACACCCCGCTGCAAGATCCCCAGGGAAACATGAACTTCCCGAACGTGAAGTGGGAGTGGCGCACCGGAGCGGTGGATCAGAGCTATATCCAGGGCATCCCCTCGATCGAGAACGAGACCACGATCAGTACCGAGCTGCACAGCGGGACGCCATGGGTTCGCGCTATCAACAACACGCAGCTCTCTGCTGTTCGCGTGCGCTTCGCCTGGCCGGCACTTCAGTCTGTGGACGCCAGCGGCAACATTAACGGTTACCGGATTGAGTACAAAGTTGAGTTGGCCACCGACGGCGGCGCCTACCAACAGGTGCTCAGTGAAGCGGTCGACGGCAAGACCACCAGCCTTTACGAGCGCACCCGCCGCATTGATCTTCCCAAAGCAACAACCGGTTGGTTGATGCGTATCACGCGGCTGACCATCAACCAGAACAACAACAAAATCTCCGACACGATGCAGATCTCAGGCTTCACTGAGGTCATCGATGCGAAGGTTCGATACCCAAACACCGCGCTGCTCTACATTGAGTTCTCCGCCGAGCAGTTCCGCAGTATCCCGGCCGTGACCGTCGAGACAAGGCTGAAAAAGATGCAGATACCGAGCAACTATGACCCGGTGTCACGCACCTACTCGGGCGTTTGGGACGGCACATTCAAGCAGGCTTGGACCGATAACGCAGTCTGGATGACCTACGACATTACAACCGGAGACCGCTTCGGCCTCGGCCGTCGCATCAAGCCGTGGATGGTGGACAAGTGGGAGCTGTATCGCATCTCGCAGTACTGCGACCAACTGGTGCCGGACGGGAAGGGTGGCCAGGAGCCGCGCTTCATCTGCAACCTGAACCTGCAGAGCAAGGCTGACGCCTGGTCGCTACTACGCGATATCTCGACCATTTACCGGGGTATGACCTATTGGGCCCAAGGCCAGGTTTTCACCTTGGCGGATATGCCGCGCGCCACCGACTTCGACTTCGCCTACACCAAGGCGAACGTCATCGATGGCAAGTTCACCTACTCCAGCGCATCGGAGCGCACCCGGTACACCAGAGCGCTGATCAGCTACGACAACCCACTGAACAACTACGACACAGACGTCACGGCGGTGACCGATCAGAAGCTGCAGCGCCGCTACGGCGACAATCCGCTGGAGATCAGTGCCATCGGCTGTACCCGCGAGTCCGAGGCCCAGCGCCGAGGTAAGTGGGCGCTGCTCACCAACTCCAAGGACCGGGCCGTTACCTTCAAGGTCGGCCTGGACGGCCGTATCCCGCTGCCTGGCTACGTGATCCCTATCGCGGACGAATTGCTGGCGGGGCGCCCCGTGGGTGGGCGTATCTCCGCAGTGAATGGCAAGGTCATCACGTTGGATCGGGATACCCAGGCCAAGCCCGGTGATCGCCTGATCCTCAACCTGCCAGACGGCAAGTGTGAGGGCCGTACCGTGCAATTTGTCAGCGGTCGGCAGGTCACCGTGACCGTTGCTTATTCCGTGCCGCCCGAGCGCGAACTGGTGTGGGCGCTGGATGCTGACGACCTTGCCATCCCGCTTTATCGCGTGGTCAGCGTGGCGCGGCCGGAGCCTGGCGTGTTCGAGATCTCGGCAGTTCAGTACGATCCGAGCAAGTTCGCTCACATCGACACTGGCGCGCGCTTGGAAGAGCGACCCATCAGCGTGATCCCGATCACCGTGGTTCCGGCGCCGGCAAGCGTCACGCTGACGTCGAGCTATGCCGTGAACCAGGGTATCGCCATCAGCACCATGAACATTTCATGGCCAGCCGTTACCGGTGCCGTCGCGTACGACGTGGAGTGGCGCAAGGACAACGGGAACTGGATCAAGGTGCAGCGCACGGGCTCAACGAGTGTAGACATCACCGGCATCTACTCGGGCGCCTATCTGGCCCGGGTGCGTGCGGTGAGCGCGTTCGACATCTCGTCGGTGTGGAAAAACTCCGTCCTCACCGACCTGCAAGGGAAGGTTGGCCTGCCGCCGGCGGTGTCATTCCTGACAACGACCAGCCTGGTATATGGCATCGGTATCCAGTGGGGATTTCCACCAGGTGCCGAAGACGCCCAGCGGACGGAACTTTGGTACAGCCAATCGGCGGACCTGACGACTGCGATCAAGCTGAGCGACCTCAGCTATCCGCAAGCCTCGCATGAGATGCACGGCCTGCTTGCCGGTGCGAGCCTGTTCTTCTGGGCGCGCCTGGTAGATCGAACCGGTAACGTCGGCCCGTTTTTCCCGGTGCGCGGCGCCGTCAATGGCCAGGCCAGTTCGAAGCAGAGCGATTATGAGGCGTACTACGCCGATAAGATCGGCAAGGGGGCGCTGTATCAGAGCTTGCGCGAAGAGATCGAACTGATTTCTGGTAATGGGCCGGGCTCGGTAAATGAACGCCTCGAGGAAGCCAAGCAGGAACTGGAAGACCTGATCCAGCAAGTGACCGATGCGCTCGCTTACGACCCGTCCAAGCCCTATCTTAAGGGCGACATAGTCCGGCTTGATCAACGTCTCTACCAAGCAAAAGGTCCGGTGCCCGTGGGAGAGGCGCCGCCCGACGCAGACTATTGGACCGACATCGGCACCATCCTGGAGACAGCGAACGCGCTGGCATCCCAGGTGCAGATCATCGAGACGAAGATCGAGGAACTCGACGGCCAAATCGTGGCTACTGCTACCTCGGTGGAGGCGCTGCGCTCCGCTGCTCGTGGTGGTGACGGCGCCGGGGAACTTGCTGACGCGATCAAAGGGTGGACGTCCACGGCAGATCTTGCCGTTGAGCGTAAAACCCGAGCTAGTGAAAACGACGCGATGGCCCAGCAAATGCTTAGTCTGGGTGCCCAAGTAGGCGACAACAAGTCGTCACTGACTGTTCTAGAGCAGGTAGTGGCCAGCAACCGCGAGACGTCGGCAGCGCAGATCACCCAGCTTAAGAGTGATCTTTCTGCGGTCGATCAAAGGGCGACCGGCAATGCCCAGGCGATCACGAGCCTGGATTCGAAAGTCACGAATCTGGACGGGAAGATCACATCCCAGGCGTCGAGCAATGAGGCGCTGCGTGCTTCTGTCCGCGGTGACAACGGCTCAGGCGATCTGGCGGGAGCCATTAAGGCGTGGGAATCGACCGCGGCTATCAGCACTGAGAAGCGGGTGCGAGCATCTGAAATCGAGGCGCAGGCCAAGGTATCGGAAACGCTGCAGTCGAATATCGGGCAGACAAGCGCCTCTGTCCGATCCGTGAGCGAGACCGTAGTTGGCCTCGACAACAGGGTATCCGCGCAGGTCACGCTCCAGGCACAAACCATTGTGGATGGGCGGCGGGTGACCACTGGCCTTGCCTTCGGCTCAAATGGGTCGCAGTCGGAGTTCCTGATCATGGCTCAACGGATGGCGGTCGTGAATGAAATCGACGGCAAGGTTGTACCGATGTTTGTAATTGAGAACGGGCAGGCCGTGTTCAACACCGCGATCATCAGTAAGGCGATCATTCAGGAAATCATCCTGGGCATGGTGCTTCGCTCGCCGGCGGTGGATTCGAAAGGCCGACCGCTGCTGGAAATCAACATTCCGGCAGGCACGTTTACCCTCCGTAGCGCAGGCACGGGTGGTTCTTCTCTGCTCAACAACGATGGGTTGACCGTGTTCGATGCGAACGAAGTCGACCGGGTGGTGGTCGGGAGGACTTCAGTATGACTTTTGGAATGAGGATCAAGGGGGCTACTGGCCTTGTTGAACTTGATGAAACGTCATTCACGATGAGGGTCGTTTACTCAGAAATAATCACCCCTCAAACCTGGGAGGCAAAGTTTATAGATATACCGATTCCGGGGATTACACCGCAAAACGCCGCTGCTTTTCCGACGCCAATACAGGCGCTCGATGCTCGATATGATGCGCAGGTAGAGCCGGAGATCCTAAGTGGGTTGGTGCGAGTTTGGAGAACCATTAAAGGCGATCCATACAACACCTCGGCCATTACAATTACGAGGCAGCGACTGACAGTTGTGAGGTTTAAATGATATGGCAGAATCGTATGGCCTTGTGTTTAAGGCAGGAGACGACAATCGAATAGTAATTGATTCAGAATATTCGAGACTTGTTGTTATGTACAAGGGGAGGTATGTGGGGACCGAAGACGATGGAAACTCATCGTCAACGTTCTTCCCTTCTCCCATCACAACCCAGGAGCAGCCCCTTGTTTTCATTAGACCCGATAGTGCAAACGGCATAATCGGGATGAGTAACCTTGAAATATTTGGTTCTGCGGGCAATTGGACTGGGTTTAGGGTGCGTATCTTCAACATGTATACGATCAAACCGGTGGGTCGGTGGTTCGTTGCTGGGTACGTAGCACAACCGCTGTCCACATTCGGTGTACGGCTTCGAGATGCAAGCCGCAAGACAATCTTCGATTCAGGCACGCCCGCCGCTCAATTTGTCAGGGCTAGCAATACCTGGACCTATGCCGGGAGCGGTACTACCGGGCAGGGTGTACCAATAACGTACTTCAATTCGCAGTTTAACCTTAATGAAGACGAATACATGCTCATAAATAACTTATGCATGCAGGCGGTGACCATTGCCTCGGGGGTGGCGAATCGCCAGATCGCAGCTATGTGGAACTATCCAAGCAAAATACTAACTCTGGGAATGATCGCGGTACAGAATGCGATTGTCACAGGCATAACTGTGATGGTCGGGCGTATTTCTCAGTAGCATCAGGCGCAATGTTTAATATTCACTAAAAATTTTGGGGAAGGCCATGCCATCTTGGTTCGCAGAAGGAACGGTAACAGTTGCTAACGGCAATGCCGTTGTAATTGGTGTTGGCACGAAGTTTTCTAACTGTCGATCTGGTGACATGTTTGTCGGTCCAGATAACGGCATCTATCAGGTGATCAACCCGTCGAGCGATACCTCCGTGTCGATCTCGCCGCCGTACAGGGGCGTCAATTCAACGGGCGCCGCTTACGGCATCGTGCCCGTGAACGGCTACCCAAAGGCCTTGGCCGATGCGGTCAACCTCATGGTTCAGCAGTGGGGTTCCACGCTCGCCGGGCTCGGCTCAGTTTCGTCTGAAAATATTGTGCCTGTCGCTAAGGGGGGCACAGGGGCAACGACCCCGGCTGCAGCTTTCTCAGCGCTTGGGGGCAAATCAGCGGGTAAGGCCGATATTATCGGCACGGTATCGCAGTCCGGCGGCACTCCGACAGGCGCGGTCATTGAGCGCGGCTCGAATGCCAATGGTGATTACGTCAAATTTGCAGACGGCACGCTCATTTGCCACTCCACCACGATCGCAATCACGCTGTCCTCCGTATCAGGGTCGGCCACTTGGACGTTTCCCGCTGCGTTCTCTTTCACCCCCAACTGCTACGTCAATATCGCCGATGCAAGCGCCGTAAACGAATTTTCTGGCAACAACCGAGCGCGGAGTGTGACCACTCAATCTGCTCTTATCAGCATAAATTCAAACGTGCAGCAGGCCTATTATGCGCGCGCTTCGGCTTTCGGGAGATGGTTCTGATGATTATAAAACTCCAGCCCCAACGCTCTGACGAGACTTTGGTCGTCAGCAAGCGAAGCGATGTGCTGACCATCAATGGAGAGCGCTTCGACTTTCGCGAGCTGCCAGAGGGCGCGGTGCTGCCGTCTTCAGCTGTCGAGTGCGACTTCGTCGTCGGCGACATCACCCGACAGAATGGTGAGCTCATCGTCACATTGCTTCTACCGTGCGGGGCAGATGCCTCCGACGCCGCGAACTTTCCTTTCGATATTGTCAGCCCGCCTGACGGCAACGTGAGCCTGCCCCAATGAATATTGATTTTACCAAGATGAAGACCCGCGACCAGCTGTTGGCGGAGAAGGCTCGAGCAGAGCTTGAGTTGGTGCTAAGCAATCGCCGGGCTGCCTACCTTTCCGAGTCCGATCCGTTGCGCCTGGAAGCGGACTATGACGCGTTGAGCCAGGGCAGAGCGCCTGACTACACCGCCTGGCTTGCGTCGGTAGCGGCAATCAAGGCTCGGTTCCCGCTTCCGGTAAGCGCTTCCGCTTTAGACGCTTGACCGCCCTATACACCGCCACCCGCCGTCTAGCGGGTTTTTTTACGCCTGGAGAAAGCCAATGCCAATCACCGAACCCCGTGGGGTGCGCAACAACAACCCCGGCAACATCGACTACAAGCCGGCCAACCAGTGGCAAGGCCAGCTCAAGCCAGACCCTGCGATCGAGAAGCGGTTTGCCAGGTTCCACAGCCCGGAGAATGGAATTCGCGCCCTGGGCAAGCTGTTACTGACCTACCAGCGAAAGCATGGGCTGAAGACCGTGAAGGCAATCATCAGCCGGTGGGCACCGTCGGTGGAGAACGACACCTCTGCGTACGTGCGCGCCGTTGAAGCAAACACAGGCACCCGGCCTGGCGCCGAGGTCGACCTGGGCCAGCCGGCGGTGATGACTGGCTTCGTCAAAGCGATCATTCATCACGAAAACGCAGGGTACGCGTACCCCGACGCGGTGGTGGCGGAAGGCGTGCGGCGGGCGCTGGCATGACGCCGGTGCAGAAGCTGGTCGGTTTGTTGGGGCTGGTGCTGGTGTTGATGGCCGGCGCCGCGGGCGCGACCTGGCAGGTACAGGACTGGCGGATGGGAAATAAGCTGTCCGAGCAGGCCGGCCTGCATCAGGACGACTTGGCCAGGATCAGCATGGCGGCTGCCGACCAGGCCCGCGCCGAGCAGGATAAGCGCCTGGCCACCGAGCAACAGCTCGCCATCCAGGATCAACAACACACCAAGGAATTATCCGATGCCAAACTTACCCAGGCTGCTCTGCGCGATCGCCTTGCCACTGCTGATGTGCGGCTGTCAGTCCTTATCGACGCAGCGGATACAGCCAGTGGCTGCAACATGCCAACCGCCGCCGGCGCCGTCGGCGTGGTTCATGCAACCCGTCGAGCCCAACTTGACCCAGCGCATGCTCAAAGAATTATCGCCATCACCGGTGACGGGGATAACGCCATAATCGCCTTGCGTGCGTGCCAGTCGTATGTTCACGCAGTGAGCAGAAATAAACGGCAAGCGCTGCGAAACTAGGTATTCGCAGCGTAAGTTTTGATGCCTATAGGATCTTGTTAAGTTGAATGGTTTTTTTTATTGTTTTACCGTTTCGGCTGAGTGTGATCTGAACAGTTTTTCCGGCTTTTTCCTCAAGTAGGGATCCTAAATGATTTGCATTTTTTATTTTTTCTCCATCAAGCTCTTCTAATATATCTCCTGTTAATATATCTGCGTTGTAAGCCGGTGAGTCGTCAATAATGGTTGTTGTTTTTACCCCAAAATTTGATTGGCGTTCTTGCCGCTCTTGAGTTGTAAGATCTGCCGTACGCGCTCCAAATATTGATCTTTGTTTAATGTAGTAAACCGCAGCGTAATTTGCACGGTGCTCAGTTATGGGTACGTAGTCCGTGGTCGTGGTATAGGTTGTTTTGTTTCCTTTGATAAGTGCATTCTTCTGACCGTCAGGGCCCACCAAGATTGCTGAGCCTTCAGTCGTTGTTGTTGACGGTTTCACCACTGCCGTTGATGTCGTATAGCTGCCCGAATATTCAGGGTTTCTGATTACTACTAAATCAGCTTTTACCAATTTTCCCTGCAGTACTGCGAGGTTTGCAGGTATAGTTTGGGCGCTGCTGAACGAGGATGAGCCAATAGCTAGATAACTTTTCCGCTCCCACATACCCAAGCGTTCCTGCCCTTGCTCAGGACTCACGCTGTCTATTAAAGGCGTTTCCGGTGGGGCGCCATATCGAAACTTATCTATATTTTCAGCCGTAATTCCATTTACACTATTGTAGTGAGCTGTATATGGATTGTTGTTTATGCAGCCTGAAAGGATCGAGTAAGACAAAACAAAAAATATTATTTTGGCCGCAGCTTTTTTCAATTTTTTACTCCATTAGGTTAACGATCATCAAAGTTGTGATATCAATATAACATGACCTTGTGGAAATTTGTATGCGAGAACGCAGCACGTAGAGTTGGCAGAAGCACCGGGCATGTTCAGCGCTGCAACGAAGTCATGGATGCCGCTGTATTGCGATAGTCGTCCGCACATGATGGTCTCCGCTCGTCGGGCTTGATGAACAGCCGCGCGCCGGCCGATCTCTATAGCGTAGACACCGGCGCCGGAGATTCGTCATGACAACCGATATACAGCAGGTCAACGAGATGGAAGCGTGGCATGCACTGCTGAACGATTCGGAATTTGAAGCCGGCTCACCAGAATATCGTTATGAAACGCGCCTGGCTCTTGCGGACAATATGCTCGAGCGCAAGGTGATTGATTGCGGTGAATGGCGAGAGCTGGTCGAGGAGGCCGTTGCTGGTTATGCGGGCGACGTCGGCTGAGTGCCAGCTGTACTGACAAAGCCGTTACCTGCGCAGTTGCTGCAATCCTCGCGCTGTCCGAATCGGTCCAGGCAGGCACCGCACTTGGTGAACTGGGCAGAGAGGACTAGGGGGCGGGCCTTTCGATAGCTCTCAAAATCGCGGCTTTCCAAGGCGACCTGTGCGCAATCTACCAGCGCACGGTAGGTATCGGCATCGCAGATGACTGGGTAGACCTGCCCATAGATAAATTGCGCGGTCTGCACCAGATCGTATAGCTCACCAGATGGCGCGGTAAGCACCAGCCCATTTATCGCCCAAGCCTGGTTGTCGCTGCGAAACACCAAACGCAAGTCAGTCTTATCGCGAAATACCTTTCCATCAAACCCATCAGCACCTGGACCGATGGCTGAGTAATAGGTGTTGCTTCGGATGTACCCGACGCACGCCGATGTCGCTCGTCGAATGACGTCATAGTAGCCGCCATACGTGTACCCCGCAGGTGTGGTGACCAGCTCTTCAACCGCATGCCAATAAGCCGCGTCGGCCAGCTCATCCATCTCAAATTGCTCCATCTCATCAATGACCCCAGCCTCCAACATGTCACGAGTCTCCCACCGGCACATCGTCCGATGAGCCTCGGGGTTATCCATCCGGGACGCGTCGTCTTCGAGGATTCTCCGCCATTTGGCGAGCCATTCCTTTTTGAGTTCTGTAGGGGGCATGTGAGTGACTGCTTATTTTTACTGTATGCGTATACAGTAATCGAGCTTTGCCACTGATGCGATTCTAGGCGACGAGCTGTAAGGCATCACTCTGGCGACATTAACGCCGCCAATGTGAGCTTGATGAATTCCTCATTGTGACTGAGGGTGTCCAGGGCGCCTCGCACGTTTTCAGCTACATCGGCGGAGCCGCGCTGCTCGACCCATTTCGATAGTTCCATGATGGAGGCTTCGAGGGCCAACTGGTTTTCGTAAAGCTTGGAGAGTAGGGATGGGAGCAGGTCTGAGTTGGGCAT